TCGAATCCTTCCTGGCGCGCCAATTAAATTGGGAAAGTTGATTCGATTAACTCCCCCGCTAAGCCAGTAAGTTTAGATACTTACTGGCTTTTGTTTTTTGGTGGCCGTGAGACACAACACAATCAAAAAGTGACAATAGGCACAATTGAATTGTGTAAGTGGTTGTAATTATTATACAATTAAATTGTTTAAAAAAAGTCAGTATAACAAATAGTTAGGCTGTCTGGCTTGGTTGTTCTTGAATTGTAAGGATTTTTCTTGTGATACCATGGTGATACCATTACCCAATTTGATTGTGAAAAAATCGATGTTTTTCACAATTCGGTTGGTATCTTTTTGACCCTTGTGAATCGCTATAAGAATAAAAAAAGCCGCATCATTTAAGATGCGGCCGAAACTGTGTTCTGTGTTTTTAGTTGTTAGTTTTGCGATTCCCCACCGCCGAATCTCTGCATAGCCCTCTGTGCCGCCTCATTTAGTAGATGGCCGTATCTTTCTGTCATGTATGTCGTTGAGTGTCCGACAATCTTTGAGCATGTGTAGATATCTCCATTGTTGCGTGCGATGAAGATTGACACAAAGGTGTGGCGCAAGTCATGAAATACAAAGTCCTCAAAGCCAAGGTCACGGCAAACAGTCTCAAAGCCAAAGTTCGCGTCTACCCGCATCGGCTTTTCCGGGTTTTTTGGTGACGGTATGACATACCCATTTATGGATTTAGCGGCCTGTTTCATTCTGTGAGCTATCAGCTCTTTCCTTAGCCGCTCTGTCAGCGGAACGAAAACAATCTTATTTCCCTTCGTTAATGCTGACAGCTGGTTGTTTTTCAAGTCTATATTTTTCCACCTGAGATTGAAGCAGGCGGACTTTCTTAGTCCAGCATCAAGAGCAAGAAGCGTAGCCATAAATAGATGACTCGACCTCTCTTTGCAGGTATCAAGCAATAAGTCAACTTCTTCAGGCGTTAGAAACTTATCCCTCTTGTTGTCTTCTTTAAGCCTGGCAACCAAGCTTACCGGGTTGCTATCAATGACTTCTTCTTTTTTAAGATAGCTCATAATGCAGCTTAAAGTTGCCAGGCCGCGGTTTACTGTAGCAAAGCTAACTGTTTTATCGCTTTCGATGACTCCATCGGTAGGAGAATAGTAACGTCTCGTGTCCTTCATTCGGTCCTGTTTGAAGCGTTCGCAGGCTTTTGGAGTAATCTCGCTAACGTCAGTATTCCCAAAATAAGGGTTCAGGACTGTTTCTATGATCCCTTTGTAGGTTTCATACGAGCGCGCCCCTAAGTTTTTTTCAGCTACCCGCTGGCGGCAATCTTCTAGGAATTGGTGGGCGGCATCACTGAAAGGAATTTTTTTCTTTGCGTCAAAGTATTCTTCCTTGAATTTTCTTGCGGTTAGGTCTGCTTCATGCGCCTTTGCTTCTTTTATCTTTTTCGATACGGCTTTTGAGTAGAGCTTAGATTTTCCATCGGATACCGGCAATCTCATTCTGACGTACCATTTGTCCGACACTGTAGCTTCTAGTCCGCATTTCCGGCATGGGACCGTGCCGGATTTTGGCGGGTTCTCGGCGAATGTGTCAGCTCCGCAGGACTTGCAGTGGATTCGTTTAACGACTGCCATCTTTGTTCTCCCCCCGGTGCGCTGCTATCCTTGTTTTTGCGGCTTACCGGCTTTCAGGCCTTTGAGTATAGGCATGTATTTGGATATGTCCACCCCTGCACCCTTTGCCATTATCGCGAGCATTGTAGCTATCTGTTCCTGGGCGCTTGGGTCTGACTCGATGATCGCATTAACAGACTCATGTAGGGCCTCTTCAAACATGTTGTATGCGCGATCTCCAAGCATTGGCCATAGGTGTTTGTCGTCGGTGTACTTTTGCAAGAACTCTTTGATCTCTGCCGGTTGATAGTTTAAAAACTTGCAGATCATAACTAAGGTATATACCTCTACGGTAGTTGCCTCGCCCCGCAGAACTTTCCTAACCGCTTCGCCACTCAGCGGGACAACGCCTGACCCTGCAAACTGGTTTATATTGTCCCACCCTACCTCCTCGCGCCGGCGATCCAACTTCAATGCTAACTCTTGACGTTCCTCCCTCTGTAGAAATTTACCTTTTCTATATCGCCTTTTTTTTGTTTCTACTTTTTCCCCCAATTCGTTTTGATTCTCCGTCATGGCTCCCTTATCCATTTCCCCGCTCCTCACTGTGTTATGTCACGACCTGTTCTGTTAAAAAAAACAAACCTCTTTTCCATCAAAAAAAAACTAAAATAAAATTGAATTGTGTAAATAGTATTACTTCAATAGCAAAAAAATAGCAAATTTAATTTTACCTAATCTTTGTTTTGGAGATTTCTCACTCCTGTATCGTATTAAAAAACAATGAGTTGATGCAATTGCTATAAATTTGATCGGGAATAGGTTTTTCCTATTATGAGTGATTATAAATTTCCCTAATCAATTGGAATGATTTGGCTTTTTTTTCTGCATAATAGATAGCATATGAGCGTTGTGCCAGCCAATATGAAATGTCGAAAACATGAAACATGTCTTTAGAAAAATAGAATCATAGTAGAATTATATTGCAATTGAATTGGATAAAAAATACAATCCTATCTGCTTTTTGATCAACCCTTTAATTGCTAGATGGGCGATATGCCCAGGAGGACAAAGTATGAGCAACGCTGGAGCCAATGAAGTATGCACCCATAATAATGAATGCGCCTGTAACTGCAAGGAGGTGGATGAGGAGGCAGGCGATGCACCGATAATGAATGTCAAAGATGACTATGCATACTTAAATGATTACGGTTACGAAGACCTCTTAATTGAGTTTGTTAGGCTTTCGGACATCGTTGTCGAAGCTGGGAAAAGGATCGAAGCGCTCAGAAAACGGATCGCAATAAGAGTCGGAAAGGATATTGAATAGATATGAGTGAAATGGAAAGGCTGATTAAAGTCCCTCATGTTTGCAATACAGGCACGTTAACGCGCACTGAATGGCTAGGGATGCGTAAGAATGGTATCGGGGGCAGTGACGCCCCCGCCATATTAGGCTTTTCGAGCTGGAATAATAAACTGTCGCTCTACTTCGACAAGATTACTCCTGCGGAAGAGAACGATGACCAGAACGAGGCGGCATATTGGGGCCACCAGCTTGAAGATATTGTTGCGGTCGAAGCGAAAAGACGGGAGGCAGCGATTACAAAAGTTTTGACCTACCCCTATCTGTTGGCCCATCCCGAACATCCCTTTTTGCTTGCCAATGTAGATCGATTGGTTTTTGACAAGAGGCTCGGCCTCGGTGGGCTGGAGTGCAAAACAGCAAATCAATTTATGTCAAATCTTTGGGCCGAAGGCTCAGTTCCTGAGGCATACCAAATTCAGTGCCATCACTACATGATGGTGACGGGGTTGCCGTTCTGGTATATCGCTTGCCTTGTCGGTGGTCAGAAATACGTGGGACCGTTCAGGATCGACCGCGACGAGGATATTATCGACGCAATAAAATGTGCCGAACTTGATTTTTGGGAAATGGTTGTCAACCGCACTCCGCCTGATCTTGACGGATCCGAGATTAGTACCAACCTCCTGAAGATGCTCTACCCGGAAGATAATGGAAAGATCGTCGAGATTCCCATTGATCGCAAGGAAGAGATTATGTCGCTAGTCAGCCAAAGAGAGGTTGCCGGAGCCGACATTAAAGAAGCTGAGGGGCGGAAGCGTGAGGCCGAGAACAAAATGAAAGGGATCATGGAAAACGCACAGGTTGCCGTTTGTGGGGAAATCCAATTGAAATGGAAGAATAGCACAACCGAAAGACTGGACACCGAGGTAATGAAAGAACGCGCACCGAAAATCTACCGCCGTTACCTGAAGGAGACATTAAGCCGTCGGTTCAGTGTGAAAATACTCAAAGAGAAAGAACTGAAATAGCCAGGGTCGTTGGAGTCAAAAGCCGCACTCCCGGAAATTTAGTTGTTTCCGCAAAGGAGAAGTTTTTTTTAACCATATCTCCAATCCAATTGGAGAAAGTGCAAAATTTGAAAGGAATTGAGATGGCTACAGGAAAGCCAAATAATGATGTAGGTGGAAAATTACTCAAGAAGTCCGAGGCAGCAAATAAGGCCCCGGCCAAAACATTCGCAATGGCGCTCGAATCGCTCAAGCCGCAACTTGCCATGGCGCTCCCGGAGGCGACTAACCTGACCGCAGACCGTCTTTGTCGATTGGTCCTGACAGAAATGCGGAATAACCCACTGCTCGCTCAATGTGATCGCACAACCGTTTATGGCGCCATGATGCGTTCGGCAGCCCTTGGCCTTGAGATTGGCCTTGAGGGCCGGGCATATCTAGTTCCGTATAAAAATCGGAACCGTAATTGTTATGAGTGCCAGTTTATTATTGGCTATCGTGGCGAGCTTGAGCTGGTTAAGCGCTCCGGCGCTACCATTGGTATTCCAAAAGTGCGCCTTGTCTACGAGAACGACATCATGGATCTGAAATTTACGTCCGAAAAAGACGAGTTAACGCACATTCCCTGGCATATCAGAAAAGATGAATCGTTTACAGAGCCGGGTAGGTTAATCGGTGGGTATCTCATTGTGCGCTACAAGGCTGGAGGTGATGACTTTTTTTATTACCCGATGTACGAAATTCTCAAGCGGCGTGAACGCTCAAAAGCAAAAGATCAAGGCCCCTGGAGAACCGACTTTGAAGCGATGGTCATGAAGACCATCGTGCGCATGAGTTATGTCTGGCTCCCAGCCTCGGTTGAAAAGTCCGGCTCCATCGATGCTGACGGCAAAGTTAGCGTATTTGATCCAGAGGCCGCGCAAGACATTAGCGAAATCACGTCTCGCGCCATAGAGGTTGATAGCACCGACTTCGAAGAAGAGCCTGGTGGTGACAGTCATAAACAGCAAGAGCCTGGGGATGACGACGAGTTCCCAGCCGACAAGAAGTGAAAGGTTAGTTCATGCCGAATTATGTGAAGTTAGCAATATCTGGACACTTGGGCCGCGCACCTGAAAGCGCAGCTAAAAAGACACGCGCCGGGAAAACCGTTTGTGAGTTCTCAGTCGCCTTCAATACCCATAAGAAGGGAGATAGTCGCAATAAGGTGGTTTGGTTCGACTGCGTTGCATTTGGGGCCACTGCTGAGCAAATTCTAGGTATGCAGTTCATTAAGGGGCAGGCCATCTATATCACCAACGCGACTCCAAGGCCGGAATACTGGAAAGATAAGGGCACCGGACATGAGCGCATGAAAATTCGGTGGATTGTCTGGGATGCAAGCGACACTGATCCCCGAGAGCAAGAAAGCGGCAAGGATCCATGGGAAGATGAGCCAAGGCAGGGATACGAAGAACCTACGTTCAACCCCGAAGAAGAATTTCCTTATTAGACGGTAGGCATGGTTTAGCCATAATCCCGCCGCATACCATCTTGTGCGGCGGGTTGATCAAATACAGGAGAGCGGAGTTATGGCGAAAGAGACAGGTAAAACGAAAACATTCCCGGTTTATATGACGGATGATGAAAAGCGATACCTCGCAAAAGCGGCTAAGGAAGACGGAAGATCCTTAACTAGATTTATGATGTTTGCTGCTCAGCAACGGGCCAAGCGCGTCATAAAAAAAACGATAGTGGCAGGTACCCCAAAAGACTGACCATTAAGCAGCGAGGTTAACGCTATGGCACGAATAAGGACCATCAAGCCTGATTTTTTCAGGCATGAAAAGCTGCAAGACCTTGAAGAGAAGCATCTTGAAATGAGGCCGATGCTTGTCTTCTGTGGATTGTGGGGGCACTGCGACAAGCAGGGGGTATTCGAGTGGAGGCCAAGGCAGCTCGCGTTAGATATTCTTCCCTTTGTATGGCGGGGAAACATTGGGGAAACACTTGAGAAGACCCTATTACTACTTGCTGAAAATGGGCTGATAACTCGGATGGAATATGATGGAAAGCTCTATGGCTACATCCCAACGTTTACCGAACACCAGAGGATCACCGGAAAAGAAGCTGTCGATAAAGCAAAAAACCCACAAGTATCTAAAATGACGTTGGTTATCGATGCCATTGATAACAATGGAAACATTGGGGAAACATTGGGGAAACATCCGGGAAACATTGGGGATGACAGGAAGGGAAAGGAAGGGAATGGAATGGATATAAAAGAAAAACAAGAAAAAGAAAAAGAGCCTTCGGCTCCTGTCGGCCTGAAGTCCGACTCTGTGTACCAGGTCATTGAATACCTGAATCAGAAAACAGGAAAGACATACTCGACGAAATCAAAAGCTAACGTTGACATCATAACGGCAAGATTCAGAGAAGGATTTTCGGTAGATGATTGCAAGCTTGCGATTGACAACCAGGTCAGGGAATGGGGCAATGATGGGGAAATGATGAAATACCTCAGACCGGCAACGCTATTCCGAGCCAGCAAGTTCGAAGGTTATCTGAACAACACAGCAAAGACGGCTTCGGAGCAGGTTGAAGAGCAATTATCTCAGGAAGAGATTGAGCGCCGGGCACGAAAGAGGGCGCAGTTTGAGGCAACAATGAGGGAGGCGGGGCTGGAATGAAAGACCGAGCCAAGCCGCAGAATATTGAAGCGGAAATGTCTGTTCTGGGAGCTGTCTTTTTGGGGGGAGCAGAATCCATTGGAGCTATTATCGAGGCTGGACTGAAGCCGGAAGACTTCTACAAAACGGCTCACCGTATGATTTACGAGGCAATGCTATCTTTGTTTGACAGCCATGAACCAATTGACCTTATTTCTGTCAGCTCCACCCTTAATGAAAACCGTGAGATTGTTGGCGGTGTGTCTTATCTTGCTGAGCTTTCTGAATTTGTTGTGAGTGCTGCTAACGTTGACTACTACGTCAAGTTGGTAAGAGACGCATCGCTCAAGCGTCTGGTTATCGCGCTAGGTGCTGAGATTGTCAGTATTGGGCATGAGCTTTGCGGGGAAGACGCTCTCGATCAGACGGAGAGCTTAGTTCTGCAATTGAGTGACGCTGCTCGACATAACACAAGCAGCGTTGTTGATTCGACAACTGCCGTCAGATCGTTGTCGAGGGAATATGAACACCGGTACAACCATCGTGGTGAACTTACGGGCCTGACAACAGGGTTTCCTGACATGGATGCCATGACGACCGGCTGGCAGCCTGGAGACCTGATTATTATTGCTGGCCGGCCGTCGATGGGGAAAACCGCGTTAGCTTTAAATCTAGCGTTAGCGGCGAAGGTCAAGACGGTGATTTTTGAGCTTGAAATGAGCCGCAGCCAGCTTTACGACAGGTTTACGGCAACGGTTTCTAGGGTTCCGCTGTCTCGCCTTCGGAGCGGGACGTTCTCCGATATGGACTGGCCTAGACTTACAACGGCGTTCGGAGACTTGGCAGGTCGTAAGATTTTTACCGATGATACGCCCGCGATATCCTTGTCTGAGCTGAGGGCCAAAGCCCGTAGGTTGCACATGCATGATCGCCTTGGCCTTATCATCGTGGACTATCTCCAGCTGATGACTACCAAGGCTGAGAGTCGGTTGCAGGAAATTAGCGCGATCAGTCGAGGTCTGAAGGCTCTCGCGAAAGAGTTAATGGTGCCTGTTATCGCGTTGTCCCAGCTTAGCCGGTCGCTTGAGTCGAGAGAAAACAAGCGACCGATCATGTCTGACCTGCGGGAATCCGGGCAGATAGAACAGGATGCTGATGTTATCGCGTTCGTTTACCGCGAGGCCGTCTATTGTCCAAAATGTAAGGCCGCCGGGAAAGATTGCGGAGCCGAGCATTACGGTGATGCCGAAATCATTTTTGGCAAGCAGCGTAATGGCCCGATAGGAACGGTCAATTTGATGTGGCGCGGAGAGATTGGAACATTCTTTCCGCTGGCCAAGAATTACAATTGAATGGGACCGTATATGCAAAACAATTGCTAGGATGGGTCTAAATTTATCTGTGTTGAACGAAAGCATGGTTGTTGGGGTCGTTACCTGGCTGCCGATTTGATAAGGAATCTGAGGGAAAGGAAGGAATTTTACTATGAGCGAGAAAAGCCAGAAGAGGGGAATGCTTTTTTGTGGGAGCTGCCCAAGGTTTGTGGCGTCGAGGTTTGATTACTATGAAGTCGGTAGTTGCGGAGAAACGGGATGTAAAGTTTACCCGTCAACACCGGCTTGCGGCGAGTTAAAACGAAAGGAGAGTTAGTGTGGACGTGAATTTGTTTTATTTGGGACAATTGATGAAGGGGCATAGAGTGACTGAGCCCCCTGCTGTTACCAGACGGGCTGGTCGGTGGGTTGAGTGCGTCATTGGTATAGGTGACAACGAAGTTGCCTTTCTGTCAATGACTGACGATGCTTATGCTGAGCTGCAAAAGCTTAGCGCCGGTGCTTATGCAGAAGTTAGAGTCGGAAGGTCCGGGAGGGGGGATATGTCATGACTGGTGAAATGCGGCTGAGGCATGTTGCCGATCAAAGATTACAAACGATTCAGGCACTAAGAGCCGAGTCGGAGGTTGAGCGCGCGTACCAGTGCCACGATTGCCAAGATAGCGGCTGGCTGCTTAACCGCGTCGATGGCAAATATCCGTGTACTTGCTTGACAGAAACAGAGCCATATCGGCTCCTCAAGCAGGAGCGCGACGCACTAGCAAAAGACAATATCAGGCTCAGGAAGTTAATGCAGTGGTTTGTTGACCGGTGTGACAATGGAGAGGTTAGGAGCAGGAGGACTTACCAAGCGTTTAAGGACGCCCTCAGTAAGGGCGCCTGTTGCGGTGGGATTAATTGGTAGGATTTGGCCGGGGCTACGTAATGCCCCGGCTTTTTGTTGTCTGTCAAAGACAGGCGATATGGTCATCGTCGTCAACGGCGAACACCAGAAGCCCGGCGACCTTTGTCCGCTGGTTTCTTTTGGCTCTTTTCCCTGTTTCGCCATGCGCATTTGCCCGATGGTTGAGTTCTTTTATTTGGTTGCGGCCAAGATAGATTTGCTTGGCTTTCTGCCCTGAAGACTGAATATGGTTTTGGATCGCCTTTCCGATTTCTATATATATCCCTTCGCTCATTCTGAAACCTCTTCCTCTGTGCTGGAGTAACGATAGCTTTCTATGACTTCTCTTTGTTCTTTTGTCATCGCTTTTCCCCTTTTTTAATTTTTGAAGAGCAAACGCCCAGCGCAAGAATAACGAAAAGCAGACCATTGCAGATCATTTCTGCATCTGATCGTGGAGTTAATGTGCTACCGAAATAGTCTATTTTTACCAAGAGAAATACTAACGATATGAAGCATATCGAATTATCCATTGTTTCTTATTCCTTCCTTGTCACTAATGCTGTGGCCCCGATATACCCATATGAAATGGCGAATTCCTGGGCGCGTTTTGCTATCGTAAGCTGTTAACCTCCCACGCTTAACGCCACGGTATGCGAGTACCCCGTCAATAGGGATTCCGGCATCCTTTAATTGCGCAATGATCCGTGGCTCGATCATTGCGCAATTAAAATCGTGCGGAAACTTGTTTAGGTCGATGTCCTTTTCAATCCGATCATTCCTCACAGTTTGACGCTCCCAGGCCTCATAAATTCGGTCAAAATTTTCCTTGTTAAGCTCGAAAAATCATCCCCCCTTCGGTCGGCCTCCTCGATTAGGTCGTCGGCAAGCCATTGAGGGAGCCGCACTCCCTTCGATACAGTTTTTTTGTCCTTCTTAATAGCCATGTGCGGCCCCCTTTCTCTGTGGTTTTGTTTATTAGCGTTCGACTATCTTCAGTTCGTCCTGGGGACCGGTAAGGCTGCTAATGAGTACCAGCTTTTGGAGTTGATCAATGAGAGTCAACGACAACTCCCCTGACATTAGCATCCCGAATGTCAGGTCGAAAATAGAGTAGCCTGCGACACGCTCATAGGAAGCCCTGGGCAAAATGGACTTTCCGGCCGATAACAGCTTTTTGTTTGTTTTCTGCTCAATGTGGTCAACAATCTTTTGGCCAAGCTCGGTTGTAACGGCGAGCTTGGCTTGCTCCAGAACTATGCTGTTGTTGCCGCAACCCGTCGAGTAAGGGAAGCATTTTTTAACATTGAGTTTTTTGCAGTAGTCGCAAAGCATTTCCTCATTTGTGATCTGCCCATCGACAACTGAGACAATTGTGCCGACCAGTTTGATCATGTCCCCACGGCACTCAATGTCGCTCATCATGCCGGAGATAATGCGCAGTGTTTTTTTTACGGCTTTGAATTCATTTCCAATTTCAAGCAGTTCGCTATTCGTGATCTTGAGGCCTGGTGCGGAAGGTTTTGAGGTTTCTTTTTGAGCCATGATTTTTCTCCTGTTGGTTAGGTTAAAGCGCTGAGTAGATATCTTCGGCTTTATTGGTCCATGGGGTTGCCGGTTTCGCCGATATGATTGCGCGGAGACCGCCAATGCTTGAGACTGTGTTGGCTGGGCACCCAAGAGTGTCAAGGTCGCAAACGACAACCTGGACTTGAGTATCTGCGTTAACGTGCTTTATTTCTCCGTCTTCAATCGTGATGATGATGCGCGGGGTCATGTTATTATTTCTTTCTCCGCGTGATTTTTATTGTGGTATGCGCGGCCCACCGGGAATAAGGTTTAGTCGCCGTTCGCAGTCACAACAGTAGTTCCCACGTAGGGCTGGTAGTCTTCAGGCTTTTCGATTGCGGAGACGCAAAGCATCCCCGCCGCCATAATTAAAAGCAAGATTATGTCCTTGTATTTCAGCAAAGAGATTGTCCTTTCTTTCCAATTGGTTTGGTTTTCCAGGCAAGCGAACCATTGACAACCAAAGGTGTCCCATTTGGGTCGACTTTAACGTTGCACTGCCCTGTAAACAGGAATCGCAGGGATTCAATGGCATAGTCTACGGCCTCGTCAGGGCTAAGCCCATTCTTGACAGCCATCCTCTCAAGAGTGTGGCCGACCTTGATACCGGTGGCCGTCAGTATGCTAATTCTTGGCTGCCTGTTCATTGTCTTCTCCTTCTAGCTTTTTGATAATCCTTTGGGAGTCAATTAGGAAGTCGTTGAGCAGGCCGATATCAATGGCTAGGCTACCGATCTGCGGTAGTATGGAAATGACCAGCGTTGACGCCATCTTTGTGCATTCCAGAAGGTCTGGCGCCTTTGCTATTAGCTTGGCGTTTTCGAGGTCAAACAGAGCATGCCCAGTTGATGCGACTAACATGCTGCCAGTTTCACCCATTGGCCCCCATACCTCGTATCCTTGGTCTGCAGTTTTGCGCTCAACTCGCCATGGTCCTCTTGTGTGCTTGCTCACTTTGCCTCTCTTCCGGTGGTCGGGTTAATGATGTATCGATGCTCGACGACAAACTTGTCTACGGGCCTTCTCCACAACGTTTCAACGGTCTTCATCCCGGCCATGACTAGCGCTCCGCAAACAAAAAGCAGGATGGCGTTTTTTGCGGCACTAACAATTTGCTTTTTCACTGTAGTTCTCCTTGTTTGGTAGTCGGCTTGATTGCCTGATAAAACGCCCGAAGATGTGTTAACTTCGGGCGCTATGTTCAGATGATCGAGCTGTTATTAGATGTGGCAGTCGACGACGGTAATCATGGTGTTTTCGGGAAGCTCCATAAGAAGGTGGGCGAACTCTTCTGACCATTTGTCAGGGTCTTTTTGGCCGCTAACCATTCCCCACCAACCCATTGAACCGCGCTCATACCATTTCCCGTCTTTAATGGCAGCAAACGTGGCAAGGGCTGATTTTTTTGCGTGGTCGACATAAGCTTGGCGTCCACCATTTCCGACCCTGAAGTGTTTTACTGGACAGCCAAAAAACATATGGCCAACTTGTGCGCCTTTGAACGCTTTGATCCATGGGTGAGCGTTCCATTCTTTGCGAGCTTCATCGGTACTCTTAAAACGTTCCCTGAACTCTTCCCACTTGACAGGTGGTTCAATGCCATTTGTCGCGGCTTCGAGCATGTCGTATTCGGTTGAGGCCTCCTGTTCGGCTTCTGCTGCCATACCGTCAAAGTCGATATCTTCTTTCAGGGCTACGTCAACTCTGTCGCCATCTTTGAGTTTTAGATGGCCGTTCCAGCGCCCACCGACAGTCCACCAGTCCCATTTTTTGTTAGGGTTGGTCCTTCGGATGGCCCTTTTGACGTTGCCTTCCTTGTCAACGATTGCGTACCCATATTTATGCGTGGCACTCAGGTCTGGCTCTTGTCCCTCGGACACTTCCTCCAGCCCATAATAGTCAAGGCCATTTTCCTTTGTTTCCTCAGTAACGTCGATATCCTGCACGTATTGATCGTCGTTGCCAGTGCATTCAAATTCATGGTAGGGCGCAAGTTGTTCTTCGATGTTTTCGCCGATTACTGTTACTGCAAAGTGACTCATTTTTTTCGCTCCTTGTTTGGTAGTGGTTAGGCCAAATAGGCCGGTATGGAGTTTAGCTGTCAGGCGGCTTTGACTTTCGCGATAAGTTCGTTCAGACCGTCCGCTGCGATAGCTGGCAGGGCTTTGTGCTGCTTGATTTCTGGTGGCATGTAGCGGGTTGCCTCTGGCCAAGCTTCGATCAGGGCTTTGTCGGTAGTGCAGGCTTCAAGAACGCCTTTTATCTTCACATAGATGGCGCGGCTGTCTTTTCCGATTTGCTCGGATTCCTTTTTCAGCAGCTCGTACTTCTTTTGCAGGGTTGTCCCAGCGCAGACCGTGAATTGAGAAGCGCCGGTATAGCCATATGCCACAAGTAGCGAACAGGGGATGCGGCGCTCTTCGCTCATTCGCAATTCGGCCCTTTTGCTGCTCAAGCCGTCTCCAGTTTCGACGTAGAACGCAACCGTTTTCGCTTTTGGCAGGAACCCGTCAGGAAGTGCAGCCATAGGCAGCTTGTTCGGGCCAACAGCGTGGCGGTAGATTTCGTCGGCAAAATTTGTCCAGGCTTTGTCTCTTTTATCGATTCGGTCCTTCATGATGCTGTTAACGGCAGTTCCGAGAATTTCCTCTTTGATTTGTTTGCTAAGTCTCATTCGATGATCTCCTTTGGTTGGTAGCGCAGCAAATTCATACAGAGCCAGACCGTTCGTCATGATTGCTGCGGTCAATGTTGTAGATAGTTTGATTGCGGTAATTGTCCAATTGAATTGGTTTTTATGGTGGTTAATGATCGTTGTCTACGATTTGTAGCGCTCCAGTTGCATATTTACCCATTTGACCGGATCTTTAATCAGGGGGTCCGATAAGTGTCCGCCTGGGATGACAATGTCCTCTTCGGTGGCTCCGATTGTTGCAGCCAGTTTGGTCTGGTAGCTTTCGCTTCGCGGATTTTCATTCCACGCCCAACTACCGTTAAAGCCGAGAAACGAATATCCGGCCTCAAATAAAAGGTGCCGCGAAAAACCAGCAGAAGAAAGGGCATAACTCGCGCTTGCCATGTCTATAGGCCTGCTCTCTATCTTGACGATGGGGATTGCGCAGCGGTCGTTATCGGGACTGCCGCCGTCCATCATAACGTAGAGGTCAACCGTCCTTATCTTGGATAACTTGAGTACCAAAGCGAGAATTCCTGCGCCCCTGCGTTCTAGGTCTGCTGCGGATATCCCGCTAGAAACGACACATGAGGCGAAGACCCTTACTGGCTCTGTGCTACTGTAATCTGTGTTAGGCAGGAGCATACATTCCGGGTCGCCATCGTCGACAATCCACGATGGCATGTTTGGCAGGGGGCCTGCGGCGTCAATTTCCCATATGTCTGATTCGGTATCTGTGACCGCTGTTTCTATTCTCTCCATGAGCTTTTCTGCATTAGGGACAGCCTCCGGCCATCCCTTAAAAACGCAATCCTTGGAATGTTGGTAGCTTTCGTTCCCGGTCCAGACTGAGGCCTTCGTTGACTCTTTGCGCTTATCAACCGGGGGGAGATCGTTGAGAAATTGAGTCATGCTTTCCCAATACCGCACTGGCATTACGCAACCTCCTTCCATTGCTCATCTGTCATGCCCTTTTTGAGAGTCATTTTCTCGACCTGTTTTTGTTTTAGGCCAGCTCTTAGCAATGCCTCTCCGTAGAATGTTGCGCGTGGGCTTATCGTGATATTTTTGACGCCGCGCTCTTTAACTTTTGCCCGGACGGCCTTAACGCGACTGAACCACTCTTTGTTTTCGCAAAGGGCGCTTTCGAGCTTTTCGTCAACTTCCCATTCGATCTCAACAAACCGGTCCATAAATGCTCCGTCCATCTTTTGCCTTGCGTTGTAAGTCGATGAACCGCCAAGGCCAGAACTGTTTGCCCCGGCGATAATGACGCAGTTGTCGTGTTTCTGGATGGATCCATCAGGGAACGGTGCAACCCCATTGGCTAACGCAGCGTTGAACGCGAGTAGCGCTTTTGGGTTACTACCGTCACACTCGTCAAATAGGTAGATTCCGCCATGTTCCCACGCTTCCCTGAATGGAGTTCTGACCAGCTCGCCCGTCTTTGGCGATATGTAGCCAAATAGCTTGTATTCACTGTCAACTGGACCGTTGAAGTGAAAAGGCCGGTCATACGCTTCTGCTATCTTCCGGGCTGCCGTTGTCTTGCCTGTGCCAGCTGGACCCTTGAGCCAGATATTGAGGTGTTTTCCGTCGTTGTCTCTGGCGTTGCAGGTCAATACCAAGGTTTCAAACATTTCATGCTGAATGCCAACGTTCTTAACTTTGCCAGTGCTGGCTGTTGTTATCTCAACTTTTCGGGGGAGTGTTAGGGCGGCAATTCTCTTGTCGAACCGCTCCATTAAAGCCTTGGACAGATCACCGAAGGTTGATTCAACCGCCTGCATTAGCGTTTCGGTCCTCTTGTCTATCAGTGCGTTAACTGCTTCCTCGTCGACTTCCTTTTGTCCACCAAAGGCAGACATGATAGGGGCCAGCGCCTTAGCAATTGCTTCTGCAACCTGGTCTTGAACCTGCGCCTGAACATTTTCTTGCTGAGTGGGCATGGCTTCCTTGTCGGCGGGTTTACTCAGTTGTTCCGACATTCCAATTGAATTGGATTCTTTGGCGTGAGAAACGGCGGACTCTCCGACTTCCTGCTTTATCCCAGACATGATTCCGGCGATAAGCTGCTCTTTGGTTAACTTGAGGACTGGAACGCCCCGGTGCCCGGTCTTTTCCCGGTACATAGGCCGCAGATTGTCCATTTTCATATCGATAAGTTGGGCTTGTGTCATTACCTCACTCCTTCCCCTCTTCATAGCTTGATTGTATCGGCTAAAACGCTCAAGCAACCAACCCGATAATGTTCCTATCAGGCTGGCCCTTCAGCGAGTTAACGCATTAAGTTAACTCTATAATTTGAACTGGTAAGGATTCCTTTACAGTTGGTATCTCTGTGCCGCCTTTGACCAACATCGTTCCGAGCGACTAACTGCGGTTACGGGCCGGATTAAGCGGGGGTTTGAGATTATTCGGTTATCAAAGATTTGACTTTTAGACTTTTAAAAAAACAATTGAATTGTGAAAAAAAGATATTTCAATTGTTAAACATTGTCAAACAAAAAGTGATATTATTTTACGATTGATTTGATTTTATCTCTTGAAACTGGATATTTATGATTATTTTCAGCCACTTATAAGGTGAAAGAGATAATAGTTATTCTCTTATAAGAGATAAACCCAAGTTAAACTCTTATACCTTATAAGAACCAAATGAATTGGTATGAGTACCAGACTTTTTTAAGAGTATTTGACTGATATGGTTGAAGGACAGGTTATTGCTGGTGGGTCTCAAGAGGGGGGTCTGAAGAAGGTGAAAGAGACGACCATGGGAACCGCTCTCCGTTCGACGGAATCGTCAAAACTTCGTGTGAGAAATTCCAATAAGATGATTTGGCGTTAGCGACCTGAGTTGAGGCGGTCTCGGTTGGCCTTGTCACAGTGGCCCGACTGATTTCTTTGTAGATGCGATACCATTTTTGATACCATTTGCCGGTTTTTCTGCTGAAAGCCTCATAAATAGGGCGTTTCCGAGGAAGCGGCAACGGTTACAGAATCCGTAGGCCTGTATTTCTTTGGTAGGAACTGGCTAACGTAGGGCTCTTTATGGCTCTGGCGTTGCAGCCCCCCCCCACGGTACACCCATACCCCTCCGACAGTGGGGACCCCCGCTCTATAAGGTTTTTCTCCCCCTCTTAATAGCTCCCCGATTTTCATAAAGTGTTTTTCCTGTTGCAAATAAAATGTGAATATGATCCAATTGAATTGGAATGAAGAGCGAAATTAAAAGTACCTTGAGGTGGTTCGATATGGGAATGGAAGAGTTATCTGAGCAAGATCTTTGCGGTGGGCGCATCCCAACTGAAGACGACATGCTTTCTGCGGAGATCATTGAGCTTTGCGACTTGATGAAGGGCACTATCGAAGATATGGGCAGAAGCGTTAGGGGGCTTGCTGAGGTGTCCGTTGGCGATGCGGAGATTCTACCTGACGATGAGCTTGTAGAAAGCGATTCAACTAGATTCCTTCGTTCTTATGCCTGCTACAGAACTGGTCGCGTTTCGTGTGTTGGCCCGAAGCTTGAGGAGCCAGTTTCTAACGCCGCGATGTTGTCTGAAGCAGTGCGCTACCTGCGCAGGCTAGTTTTTTCAATCAAATCACTTTCCGATGTCGCGATGGCGGAAAGTCGTGCCAAGAATCAAGCTCCTGCAGGCCACTGCGAGAGTGGTGATCCACAAGATTCCTCGACTGATTTTTCTATTGGCTCTGGGGTGTGTTCGTTTCTGATGTCCAGCGAATCCGCCAGAAGAAGATTCGTAGAGGAAACGTTCAAAGTGTTTTCGGGCTATTGAGGTGGGTGGTCAAATCATGAAGTCCAGCAAAATTTCAGAGTCAGATACTGTTTTTCTTTCTGGGTTGGCCTCCGGCCGGCCGTTCTTTAATCGCCCCCTGTTCCTTGTCGCGGCAACACTGCTCCGGACTAAATACGGCTGCGAAGTCTTAAGCCCATCAGAGATGACGGAACAAAGGCGGCTCTGCTGGGCCGAATATATGCGCATGGAAATGAAACTCTTGCGGAAGGCAACGAAGGTCGTTTTTATGCCGGAGTGGAGCGGCGGAAAGGGGTCGCATATCGAAAACCTTTTGATCAAGCGCGGGACGTTTAAGGGGTTGTCAGAAGACGATTGTCTTTATCCTGGGCAACGAGACTACCCATTTGACGCATTCCCGAAATACGACTTAGACGCACCCGGTTCTACTGCATGGAGGCGGACGGTATCAAGAAAGCGGATGGTCGATATTTCGCAATACCTCTGGAAATCTTTACTTTCGTCAGGCCGGTGCGATGCCGGGCGGATCAGGACATATCTTAAAAACGCCACCCTTTATAGAGATTTTATTGCCAAAAATCTTAATGATTCAGTGGAGTTCCAAGCTCAGGATTTAGCCTTGCCTCCGTGTTGTGATTGCCCCGACCAGGTTATGTGTTGCTGCATGATGACCGGTGCTGAGTGCTCTGAGTTCGTCATCTACCCGGAGAGAGACAAATGAAATGTTTTCGATGTTCAGCCAACCTTGCTCCAGACGTTGAGACTGACGGCTTTCGGGAGATTAGAACTTGGGCCTGCCCACTATGCGGCGAGCGAAGCGGGATAACCCTTGAGGGTGATAATGACGGACTTCCTGAAAGGATTAGTGTGCGGCTTGTCGTTACTGACATGTCGGATATCGTAGGGTTCATGAAGCTCATTGATATTTCATCTAAGGCCGGTGGGTGTGTCGAGAAGGATCTGATCGATACTCTCTGCTGTTTTGCTGAAGGGAATGTGAAATGGGTGATTTGATCGAGATTGGAAGGGTTGAGCCTGACGATGTTCTTGAGTCCGCGAAGGGCGTGTACGAAGAACTGATTGTTATCGGGTTTGCCAAGGATGGGATGCTCGATGTCCGGTCAAGCCATAACGTGACTGAGCGGCAAGCTCTATGGACTGTCGAGCAGTTCAAGAGAAAGCTTCTCGAAGGAGAGTACGGAGAATAGTGCTATGGAGCTTGTTCTGCATGACTGTTCTACGCCACCGCTCTACTGTCATGGGGATGGCAAGGTTTCCTATCGATCAAGAAAAGACGCATATCTCCACGCTAGAAAGTTCGAGAAGAGGAAGGGGCGTTCTTGGTCAAAGCGGATGTATGCGTACAAGTGTCCATTTTGCGGGGACTGGCATATAACGCGGAAAAAACCGCATAGAGGTAAAGGGCGTTCCTAATGAATAGTGGCGAAGTTATTAAATTTGACAAGTTAACACCAAAGAGAAAAACCCTTATTGCCATGGTTGGCCTTCCGTATTCCGGGAAATCGATGGCCGCTATGACCATGTTCCATGGCGCTCCGGTTGTCAACCCTGACTCAATCAGGGTGGCGATCCACGGTCATAAGTTTATTGCATCGGCAGAGCCGTATGTTTGGGCCACAGCCAAAACAATGGTGAGGGCTCTGTTTATGGCAGGCTCAAATCTTGTAGTTTTTGACGCGACAAACATAACTGAGGATCGTCGGAACGGGCTTCGCTCTGATGAGGAGTGGGAGACATCCTTCTACGTTGTCGATACTCCGGTTGAGGTTTGTCTTGAGCGGGCCAAGGAGGCTGGAGACGAAGCCATCATCCCAATTATTTTGGATATGGAAAAGAGGTTAACTTTCCCGCCGAAGGAATGCCGATGGTGAAGGTTTACCCGATTACTCCAATGGGGAAGCCTCGCATGACTGCATCCGACAAATGGAAGAAGCGGCCTTGCGTTGTTAGGTATCGAGAATTCAAGGACGAAGTGAGACGGCACCGTGTCACGCTTGAAGATTCTTGCTGCCATATCGTTTTCGTTCTTCCTATGCCGCAGTCTTGGTCAGGTAAGAGAAAGGCTGAAAATTTCTTCTCTCCCCATAAGAGCAGGCCGGACAAAGACAATCTCGAAAAGGCGCTTTTTGACGCACTTTTCAGTGAAGACTCGCATATATGGGACGGCCGAGCGTCAAAGGTTTGGGGGTATGAGGGCAGCATCCTAATCGGAGATATGGGCGACTTCGAAGTGTCCGTTTCTGGCGATAGCACGAAGTTAAGGATTGTAAGCAATGGCGAATAGAAAAAATCAAGATGGCGCGAAAAGGGCTCGAAACGGTACGGCTCCGAAGTCACAGAAACGGCTCGCTCTCCCGAAGAGCGGACAAAAGGGCGTTAACGTCGGTGGCAGAAAAAAAGGGACGGCACTCTCTGAATCGATTTCAGGTGAGGCGACACAGCGGGAAATAGCACTGTTAAAAAACCGGTTTCTGAAAAACATGACCTTGGCCGATTCAGCCGTTGAGGCAGGCTACAACGTGACGACGCAAGGTTCGGCAGCGCGGGTGGCTCGACAGGTGATAGACAAGCATAAGGATAGAAATAGCGCACTTATTCAGGCTCTTGCTGATGAGCAAATCACCGAGAAAGAACTCGCAAAAATAATCGCCTCTGGCCTTAAGGCCGAGCGGCCAGTGAAAAAAGGGCAGGATATCGAAATGGTGCCTGATCATGATGTTCGGCACAAATATCTTGAGACCGCCCTCGATATCACTGGTTCACGCGCTCCGAAGAAGGTTGAGATTGAGGAAATTACTTTCGAGCAGCGATTGCTTGAGCTGACGATTGAAGGCGGAACAAAGGATCTCCCAATCGACATTCCGAAGGAAGATTACTACGAGATTGTCGATGGCGTTAACGGGCTAGAAAATGACGAAGACGAAGACGACGGCGAATGGCCAGAGTGATGATGATGGCGAACAAGTCCAACCTCCGTCAGCGGAGAAAATAAATAAGGTTCTCAGCTCCTACCGTGACGATTTTCTGTTTTTTGGAAAAAGAATTCTCCGGGTTCAGACCATGGAGAGCGAGATTGTCAAGTTTGAACTGAATGGCCCCCAGCGCGTTCTGCACCGCATTGTTACCGAGATCAAAAAGGTTAGGCCGATCCGGCTAATTGCGCTGAAGGCTCGCCGTATGGGCTTCTCGACTTATTTCTCTGGGCGCTATTACCATAAAACAAGCTGGAACCATAACCGGTACGCAACGCAGGTTACGCATGAACCGGAGGCGACTGACGCTCTGTTTAAGATGGTCAAGCGGTTTTATAGCTTCACTCCTGAGTGGATGCGCCCTGAAACGCTCTATAACAATACGAAACTCCTTGAGTTTAATAATAAAAAGGGGCGTGGTCTAAATAGCGGTTTTCGGGTTGCGACTGCCGGTAAAGAAGACTTTGGCTCTGGCCAGCTGATACATTATTGCCACTTGTCTGAGGTGTCCAAATGGCCTGCGGAGAATACCTCGTCCCTCCTAACGTCTATCTTGCAATGCGTTCCGAGGTCCGACCCGGACAGCGAGGTTGTTTTTGAATCGACCGCAAAGGGGATTGGTGGAGAATTTTATCTTCGCTTCTGGGGTGCGCGGTTTCGATTCTGGGTGACTGGCCTCGACCCTGCGATCACTAAAAGAAAGCGCATGGGCAGGTTGCGGTTAACGGCCAAGGATATGGAGAAGGCTGCAATAGTTCTGGAGCAGGTCAATAGCTCTGCCCCAGAAACAAGCTTTTACACCTCGATCTTTCTGCCTTGGTTTGTCTTTGAAAAGTACCAAGTTAGACCGCCTGACGCTGAGAAATTCCTAGATCAACTCGGGAACCGCGATGGAGATCAGTACGGGAATGAGGTTGCGCTGTTTGAAGATAAAGGGCTCACGCTCGCCCAGCTCTATTGGCGTAGGCTCACAATCGACAACGAATGTAACGGCAGCTTGGATACTTTCAACCAGGAGTATCCGGCAAACCCTGAAGACGCCTTTATTGGCTCCGGCCGGCCTGTTTTCGACAACATTAAGCTGCTCCGGCTGAAAGAGGCTGCTCCGGTGCCAGTCGCACGTTATGAAGCTCTTACCGGTGTTGGTCAGTGGATCACCAAAGAAAAAAACGAGGGGCGCTTGCAGGTTTGGGAAGAGCCGCGTCCAAGCAGGGCATACGTTATCGGTGCCGATGTTGCCGAGGGCCTCGTTAAGGGTGACTATTCAAGTGCTGATGTGGTCGACCATCTAACCGGGCAGCAGGTTGCCCACTGGCATGGAAAGGTTGACCCAGACCAGTACGGTGTTATTTTGATGATGCTTGGACGCCGCTACAACATGGCATGGCTTGGAGTAGAGCGAAATAACCATGGGCTGACGACGTTAACGGTTATTGTCAATTCTGGCTACCAGAATATCTATGCTGAGATGGTCCCTGAGCCTCCTGGGAAGCCGCGCAAGCGCTATGGCTGGCAAACAAGCTCAGCAACTAGGCCGCTGATTATTGACAACCTCGTTAGGGAGGTTAGGGAAGGCGTTCATGGTGTTAGGTGCGCTGGGACATTGGAAGAAATGATGTCGTTCAAGATTCAAGATAACGGCAAAATGGAAGCTGACACAGGGATGCACGATGACCGGGTTATTTCGATTGCCATCGCTAAGTATTTGCGCCAAGTTATACCGGTTCCGGCCACAGTAAAGGCTGCGTCTGATGGATTCTTTTCTAGTTTGAATAGGCAAAACGGGAAAGGCAGTGGAACGCGATCAAAAATTGATCGTCGAGGCTGGACATAATTCGTTTTTGTGACCTTGACCATTTCGAGCTAGCTATGCTCGAATGTGTGCAACAGTAAAGAATATAAGATAGTTAGAGGGCACAATACATGACATCGCGCACAAAGCCGTTAACGGCCAAGGATAAGCAGCAAATCGCTTCCTGCCTTGAAACTCTTGGTATCATGCCTAAGTCCACATGTGAATTGAAGCTGAATTGTGCCGAGGGTCGGTTGTTGACGGTCGAGGTCGTGAAAATGAAACTGTAAAAAAATAATCCTTTCCGATTTGAGTTGGAAAAGGTTGAGATAGTACCAAGGGTTTCGGTACGTTATATCTCTCCTGGCATAGACCAGGGGGGCAATGTAACCCCGACCAGGTAACGCAAGAAGTTAGGAAGCTTTCGCTTGCTCCTTTTGATTGGAGCTTCCTTCTCGTTACTGGGTCGGGGTTTTTTTGTTTGCGTGGAATGGGGTTGAGATGGCTGGTGTGATACCGATCACACAACACGGCAATGGCGTGAGTTCTGTTGGTCTTGTGAAGATCAGGAATAACGACGCCCTGCTATCAGAGCAGAAAGAGCGGGAAGAGGCTGCAAGAAAAGCTGAAGGCCGTCATCTCATGATCGTCTCACACCTTTCTTCCCACATAAAAAGATGCTGGCAGCGCGCCAAACAGGCAAAGATTCCTATTGAGAATCAGATGCTCAAGAGCCTGCGGCAGCGCTATGGAGTTTATGAGAGCGATAAGTTAGCGGCGATCAGGAAGATGGGCGGTAGCGATGTCTATGTGATGTTGACAGCGACGAAGTGCCGCGCCTGTGAAGCCTGGATTATGGACGTGATGCGCCCCGTGAGTGATCGGCCGTGGACTGTTAAGCCGACCCCGATAGCAGATCTTCCGCCAGCCGTTGAAATGTCAATTAAACAAGACGCTCAGTTTCTTGTGCGTGAGGTTGCTTCTCAGGTCCAGGCTCTTGGCCAGGTCGTCAATCTTGATGATATTCGCGAGGAAGTTAGGCAGTTCCTTGCAAAGTCAAAAGATGATGCTCTGAAAAAGGTCCAGAGGGAGGCCGAGAAGCGGGCAGAGAGGATGTCAACCAAGATTGAGGACCAGATGACCGAGGGCGGGTGGTCAAGCGCTTTCGCTGGCATTGTCTCCGATCTGGTTACTATGCCGTCTGCAATCCTGAAGGGCCCTGTCGTGCGCCGAAAAAAGCGCATGAAATGGGTCATGGACAACTCGACAGGCAAATGGCGCGTCAAGGCCAGCTATGCGTTAACGCCTGAATTCTATCGAGTCAGCCCCCTTGATTTTTATCCTGCCCCCGGCATCCGCAATGTTAACGATGGCGATATCTGCGAGAGGCATCGGCTGAAGCGAAACGATCTTGTCGCGATGCTTGGCGTTCCTGGGTACAACGATGAGCATATCCGTGGCGCCCTGAATGCCTATGCCAATGGCAGCCCAAGGGAGCATTTGCCGATCGATAGCCAGCGCGCACAAATTGAGCATCGTAGCCAAGATTTTTTGCTCAGCTCGTCTAGCGGAGATATTGAGGCGATTGAATATTGGGGGTCTGTTCCTGGAAGGTATTTGATTGAGTGGGGCATGTCTGGAGGCGACATTGACCCTGAGATGGAATACGAGATTAATGCCTGGCTGGTCGGGGATTACACGATAAAGGCAGTGCTTAACCCTGACCAACTCGGGCGTAAGCCCTACAGTGTTGATTCGTTTGAGCGCGTTCCTGGGGCAATCTGGGGGCATGGTATCCCGGAGCTTATGAGTGACATCCAGGATGTCTGCAACGCTCTGGCAAGGGCGATTGTCAACAACGCTGGTTTGGCCTCCGGCCCGCAGGTCGAGGTCAACAAGAGCCGCGTTAGGGATTCAGAAGAGTTTTGGCCCTGGCGCATCTGGGAAGCTGAAAACGACCAAATGTCTGAGGCTCCAGCGCTTCGTTTTTATCAGCCAAGGATTATTGTCGACCCATTACTGAAAGTCTTCAACTCGTTTTCCCTAATGGCTGACGACCAGACCGGTGTTCCGCGATGGAGTCATGGGAACACTAATATTGGCGGCGCAGGAGATACTTCAAGCGGCCTGTCTATGTTGATGACAAGCGCTGCTCGCGGAGTCAAGGAGGTTATTTCCCATATCGACAATATGATTTCCGGCGCGGTCACAAGGGCTTATGACTACAACATGATGTATGACGATGATGATTCCATTAAGGGTGATTTGAGAATCAGGGCAAAAGGATCGTCAAGCCTTATGGCAAAAGAACAGCGGATGCTGAGAACCAATGAATTGCTGAGGTCAACCAATAATCCGACTGATATGCAAATCGTTGGGCTCAAGGGCCGAGCAGCACTGCTGCGGGAAGCGCTCAGGTTAGCAGAGGTAGATGATATTGAAATTGTCCCGGACGACGAAGCTCTGAAAAACCTTGAGGCCCAACTTATCAAAAAAGAGCAGCAATTGCTTGCTTCTGGGCAAAACCCTGCATCGATTCTTGGGGCCGGTGTTGCTCCAGAAGAAATACCGCAAGAACTAGATAACGCCGGGAATCCGGCAGGTGGAACAGGAGCGAATATGTTTCAGAACCAACCTGGGGCGGCGGCGTGATCGATACGACAAAGCTTGACCACAAGACCCTCAATGAGTACGAGTCGTTGGAGGGAGGGGCGGTCTATAACGACCTTGTTGCTCGGTTATCGAGATACAAAGACATGCTTGTTGATGCCGGTAGTGAGGCAGAGTATCGCATTATTCAAGGGCATGCCAGAGAGGTCCGGGAGCTGATTAAGGTCATTGAGAACGCAACCGACCTTTCACGAAAGCTATACGAACAAGTTAACGCCAAACGAGGCGGTATGCAAAAGGCTTTTTAACGCGGGACACGCCAAATACCATGCCCCTTGCGCCGTAGTGGCGGAAGGATACGCAGGAAAGGCCCCCGATAAAAGTAAAGCCGGAACGCGCGGGACACGCCATTAACCGAAATGGCCCCCTGTTGAACGTGAGAATCCGGCGAGGGAGAAACATTGATGGCTAACGGTAGTTATCTTGACCCGGTAAAACGGGCAAAACAAGAACTCGAAGAGATTCGTACGCAGATGAAAGCGGAGACTGGCTCTGATACTGAGGCCATACCCGACGGCTCTGATACCGGAACAGAGGGCGGCGGCGGCAAAGTCAATATGGAGGCACCCGACGGCGATGCGGCGAAGAAAAACGGCGATCAGCCGGGAGGCGACAGCCATGACAAGCGGAAGGCTGAAGACGATGAAGACCCGGCAGTCTGGAAACAACGATACTTGTCCTTGCGGGGCTTGTTTAACCGCAGGCTGGAAGAGTCCACAGCGGACTTGCGCACCAGGATCAGTGCGCTTGAGCAGGAAAATACGCAGCTTAAAAGTTCCAGCGCTACCAGTAGTGATGAGGGTGAATCTGTCGGTGACAAGCTGAATCTACTCAAAGATCGCTACGGTGATGAATTCGCCGAAGCTGTTAGTGAGATGTTTAGCACTGAGCTGTCGGCCCAGCTTGGCCCACTCAAGAGAGATGTAGATGAGTTCAGGGCAGAAAATTCGAAAGCAAAATTCGCTACCAAAATGAGCGAACTTTGCCCTGAATGGCCTGAAATAAACGTCAGTCCAGACTTTGCCGAATGGCTCGAAGAGTTCGACCCTATTTCAGCGAGATCGTATCGCGAACTGCTAATGGAAGCCTTCAATGCTGGTAACGCAGGAAGGACTGCGGCCATTTTTAATATCTATAAAACCAATTCAATTGCAAAAAATAAACAAGGCAAAGGTGGCAACGGTAATCGCCCCGACGCTAGCGGCAAAAACGAAAAGAAAGCTATGCCTGAATCCCTGATACAGCCAGAGGCTAGGGGGACCGGCTATCAGTCTATCGCTGAGAATAGCCAAGGCAAGGTCTGGACGATGGCTGAGGTGACCGAGTTTTACCATAAGGCTGAACTTGGGAAGCTGGACCTGAAAACAATTCGGGAGACCGAAGCCGAGATTCGCATAGCCGACAGCGAAGGAAGGATTATCGGATAGATCACCTGCCAATTCGATAAGAGGAAAGGAAAAATATCATGGCTGGTGTTCCAAGCGTAGCGGGGTATCCCGCTGGCGGATCAGGCGGTATTTCAAAGTACACTCCGATACTTTATGCCAAGAGCCTGCTGATCAAATTTTATCTAAAAACCGTCTTTGGCGAGATCGCTAACCGCGATTATGAGGGCGAGATTACCAAGTCTGGCGACAAGGTTATCGTCCGTACTCGCCCGGACGTTAACGTGTTCGACTACGAGAAGGGTATGAATCTTCGCGAAAAGCGGCAAAAGGCTCCTGAGTCTCCTGCTGTCGAACTTCTGATTGACCGGGCCAAGGCATACAGCGTGGCCATCGACGATATCGATAAAATTCAAAACGATGTCGACGCCATGGACGAATGGGCAGCCGATGGCTCTGAGCAGCTTGGCATTCAGATTGATCGTACCATCCTGAATGAAATGTGGGGTTCTGCTTCCGCAAACAATATCGGTTCTAATGCGGGTAAGGTTTCAGGGTTCTTCAACCTTGGAGATCATACGGTCACAGACGGAACTGGGGCTATCACGATCACCAAAGCAAACGCTTTGGACTATATCGTTTATGCGGACTCGGTACTGACCGAGTCCGACGTTCCGCTCGGTGACCGGTTTATGGTTATTCCGGAATGGTTCAAGGCGTTGATAAATACTTCCGATTTGCGATCAGCCCTGTTCACTGGGGACCAAAGCAACCAGAATTTGCGAAACGGCAAAATGGGGATGATTTCAAACTTCACCATGTACGGGAGCAACAACATTCTCGGCGTTACGCAGGGGGGGTATACCAACTACCCGATTATCTTCGGTCAAAAATCGGCCCTGACCTTTGCGTCGCAGTTGATCAAAAACCGGACCATCGACGACCCGGATAGTTTTGCGACCTTGCTCGAAGGCCTCCATGTTTTCGGGTTCGAAGTTGTCAAGGATGCTGCCCTCGGATTTATCTGGGGCCGCCCCAGCTTTGGCGGCTAACAATTAACCAGGAAGATTGCCCCGGACTTAGGTCCTGGGCAATCTCTATCTCCTTCGACGACCCGAATATTTACAAAGGGTGGTCCACTGCCCTTTAACCAATAAGGAGCCACCATTATGGCTGAAATATCTCAAGAAGCTAAAGCGCGTGTCGCAGCCTCTCAGGCACGGCTCGCTGGGTGCAGCAAGCAGAAGCTGGCAAAGCGCCCTTATGAAAAGGACGCCAAAGGAAACGAAGACCTCCATCTCGTCCGGCGAAGCGATAATCGAGTTTTCCCCTATACGCAATATCTGGCTCGAAGTCCTGGAATGGATGTGGTCGGCGGAAAGATGCCGTTATCCTCGGTTCCGCTGGAAGTCAGGCCCCAAGTTTCTGACGATGTTGCATCTTCGGGTGACGCAACCAAGGTCTCGCGCGCTGACGCTATTATGTCTGCTGTTATGTCAGTTGCGAAGGAAGATTATGCCCCTGCTGCCTTTGGGCGCCCTTCGATGCCGAGAGTTGACACTATTGAAGAGATCACCGGCTTCAATGATGTGTCTGCGACTGAAATTGAAGAGGCCGTTAACGCTCTAACCTAACAAACTCAAGAGGTGAAAAATTGACAGCCGAAGCTCTGTTTGAATCGCTACTGCCAAGGCTGGCGGCGGCAAGGCCGAACGTCTCCTTTTTGAGCGCGCTCAATGGAGCTATCGGCGTCATCTGTGACCACCTGTGGTCTTCGAGAAGCGACCTGCTGAAGACTGACTATTCAGTTTCTGTAAGCGCTGGTTTGGGAGCGTTCAATTACGGGGATGCACTGAGCGGCGGTGGGACGTTCCTGGGGATGGATGATGAGGAATTTCCGGCCATCTTTGAGGAAAATGGAAATTTTATAAGGCACTTAACGCCTCTCCCGATGGGGGAACGCTATTCCTTAAAAACGCCAGGCGTTCCGCTTCGCTATGTTCTTCGCGGTCTTACCATGTCTCTATTTCCAATCAATACGAATGCTGTGATTGTAAAGGGTGAATGCTATGCAAGGCCAGCGGGCATTACCCAAATGTCTTGCGAACTCCCATTTTACGGGATGTTCGATACCAGTATTTTGCCCGATGCAACTCTTGCGATTGCTCGCGCAGGGATGGCTGCGGTTGTTGACCAAGCATTCAAGAGAATGGTTGGTGTCCAGGTTGATGCCGTTGTCCCGCGTCGGGCAAAAAAAAATGTCGGTTGGTTCTTTCCAGGAGTCGTTTAAGGAGCGCACATAATGGTTTCAGTAAAGGAGATTATTGAGAACGCAGCAACGATCCTGCTTGATGAGAACGGCTTGCGCTGGCCTGTCGCTGAGCTTGTCCGCTGGTACAACGCTGGCCAGAGAGATGCCGTTACCTTAAAACCTGATGTGAACCCTGTAGATTATCTTATCAAGCTATCACCTGGACCCCGACAGGAACTCCCAGCCGGGGCCTATATGCTACTTCAGGCACGGTGCAATCGTGGGGCTGATGGATCTTATGGGCCGGCAGTTCTTCCGATTGGCCGAGATATTCTTGACATCCTTTACCCTGGATGGGCCGGGGCCGAAAGCCACGTTAACGTAAAGTTCTATATGCTTGATCAGCGCAATCAGCGCGTCTTTTATGTATATCCTCCGCAGCCATGGGACAGGCCGGGGCAAATCGACACGGTGGTATCAATGTTTCCCGCTGAAGTTGTCCTTGCCAATGGAAAAATTCCGGATAGCGCAAAAATAGATATCGGCGATGAGCTGGCTAACGCAATGGTTGACTACATTCTTTATCGAGCATTTAGCAAAGATGGAGCTGGGGCGAACGCTACCGGCCGGGCCGCTTCGCATCTAGCAGCATTCAGACAGGCGCTTGGCTTAACCGGCCAGGTCGAGGAAGGTATGGGGGATGATGTTGAATTCTACAAGCAGCGTTCTCGCGAGCGCCGGGCTGCAAAGGCCGAGGCTGGGAGGTAACTAAATATGCTGCTCAAAGCTGATAAGTTTGGCGGGATATACCCGGCAATAGCACCCCATCTACTCACCCCACCGGCAGCAGATAAAGCTGTCAACCTTGATCTTTCTGCCGGAGATTTTAGACCGTGGCGCGGTCTTAAGCAGGCCCCTGGTACTCTCGGGAAGGCTGGGCCAAAGTTAACGCTTGCTCGATATTTCGGCCTCTCTGGCAGATATTGGCTCCACTGGCTAGAAGACGTTGACGTAGTTAGTTCTCCGCTGGCTGATGATAAATGGGAGCGAGTCTACTGGACCGGAGAAGCAGAGCCACGTATGGCAGGGAACGATATCATTGTCTCGACTCCCGGCGTTTACCCTTCAGACTATCGGGTTCTTGGTGTCCCAGCCCCAACAGTAACGCCCACCCTGGAAGTTATCGGAGAGGCGACGGACGAAGACCCGACAATGGCTGAAAGGTGGGCCTACCTTGTCACGTACCGAAGCAAGTATGGGGAAGAAGGGCCGCCATGCCCTTCTTCTGAAATTGTCACAGTGCAGCCAGGACAAGGGGTCGCCCTGTCTGGGCTCCCCGGAAGTATATCGGGGAAGTATGACATTGATGAGATTCTAATCTACCGATTTGCTGGTGACTCCGAAGGAAGCTCTGAGCCGCTCTTGGTTACTATCCTTCCGATAGACACGGAAACATATGAAGACACGAAGCTGACAAGAAACCTTGCGATTATCACCATGCAAAGCGCTGGGTGGGACCCGCCGCCAGTAGGGCTTTCCGGACTCAAGAAACATCCCGCAGGCTTTCTCTTTGGGCATTCTGGAACTGATCTTTATTTTAGCGTTCCGTGGAGGCCGCATGCCTGGCCTGAATCTTACCGCATCCCGGTTGGCGAAGAGGTTGTCTCATGCGGCCTTTTCGGAGGCTCTATTCTGGTCACAACAAAAAATGGTTTCCCCGTAGTTGTTTCCGGGGACACTCCAGGGGAAATGTCGATTGAACGGCTTGAGAAAGGCGAGGCTTGCGTTTCTGCGCGTGGCACCGTTGATCTTGGGTATGCCGTTGTCTATCCGTCGGCAAACGGTCTTTGGGCGGTCGGCGTTGAAATGCTTGAGCCTATCACTGAAGGGGTTATTGATAACAAATCATGGAAAGCGCTGAAGCCTGAAACGATAAGAGCGTTCCGGTATGGCTCCTTATATGTGGCCTTTAGCGAAGACGGCGGGTTCGTTTATGACCCGAAAAATAAGCGTTTATCGTTGCTTAACGGCGTTGGCGCCAAAGCGGGGGCCTATGATGACGGCGAGGGTGCGCTGTACCTCGTTTCTGGAGATAAGGTTGTCGTATGGAATGGCTCTCAGGTTGGGTTGTCTGGACTCTGGCGCTCATGCCTGATAACGCTTGGTCAGCCAGAGAACTTTGGGGCTGCGCAAATTATCGCCTCGGCCTATCCAGTGACCTTTTCGCTATATGCTGACGATGGCACGGTGATCGTTGATAGGGTTGCCGTGTCTAGCAGTAGACCGTTCAGGCTCCCCGGTGGAATTCTCTATGAGAGAGTTGCGATCGAGGTTGAGTCATCTGAAAAAATAAGTTCAGTCGCTATCGGAAGAACCGTAGACGATTTGAACAGCAACTAAGGTAAGTGCTATGGCAGACAGACTTAATATCGGGACAATCAACAACAAGGTCGACTCGCAAGTTAGAAATGCTTTGAAGGCAATTCAGCTTTGGGCTAACTCTGCGGGATCGAGATATGTTAGTCAAATTGAATTGGGTGAATATGGAGACAAGATCTCCAGCGGAGACATTTTTAACGGTGGCGATTCGCCAATATCTGACTATGTTAGTACTGCAACTCCTGACGCTATTACAGACCTCTCTGGAGTCGGGGGGATGCATGGCATTATCTTCACGTGGACGCCTCAAATAAACCTCATATTAGCGAGGACTGAATTTTATCGATCCACAACTCCTGATTATGCCAGCGCCGTCTACGTTGGGAGCCAGGCCGGACAGGGTGGTATGTGGGTTGATTACCCACCAGAATCAACGGTCCCTACGCAGTATTACTATTGGGCTATCCCTATCGGGGTCAATAAAAAGTCGGGGCCTCCTTCGGCATGCACAAACAATCCATTGTCGCTTTCGGTTGACCCTCAATATTACCTTGAAATCCTATCCGGGCAGATAAAAGAGGGGATGCTATACAAGAGCCTCAGGGATACCATTGCGACGATTCCCAAAACAAACGAGACAGTGCAGTCTCTGAGTCAGAACGTTAGTGATCTGGAGACGGTCTATGGTGATACCGCAAGCGCGGCTCAAAGTGCAGCAGACGCGGCTGCTGCACTTGCAGAAGTAGAGAATGCAGTCTCACAGGTTAGCGCCGACAAACTCGCAGCAGAGTCCGCAGCAGGAAGCGCAGAGGCTTCGAGGAATAGTGCGGCCGCGAGTGCGACAAATGCGGCCAAAAGCACGTCTGCCGCTTACGACAGTTCTGTAAATTCTGCCAAATCAGCGTCTCAGGCCTCAGACAGTGCAGGTAAAGCGTCAACAAGTGAAACTAATGCCGCGACAAGCGAAACTAATGCTAAGGGCAGCGCAGCAACGGCAGCAACGGCAGCAACGGCAGCAGCGGCCAGCAAAAACGCATCAGGGCAATCGGCAGCAGCGAGCGCAGGAAGTGCAAAGAGTGCCGAAACAAGTGCCACGGAATCGTCCAATTCCGCGAGCGCGGCAGCATCCGCAAGAGTTGCCGCAGAGTCGGCACGCGACGATGCAGCCAAAAGTGCTTCTGCGGCAACAACAAGCGCATCCACTGCGGCCACTAAAGCCGATGAAGCTGGCCAATCTGCGAGGACCGCACGATCGAGCGCCACTCAGGCAAGCACTAGCAAAAGTGAGGCGCAGACTTTTGCGACGCAGGCTAGCGAATCAGCTACCGCTGCTGACGGTAGCGCAACGGCCGCAGCTAACACGTTAACGCAGATAGCCGCAGTTGTTTCTGATGCCGCTGCTGCTGCCGTCGAAGAGGAACGACGGGCAAGGGTCGCTGGAGACGAATCATCGGCGGCCCAAATCAACACGGTTTCTGCTCAGACATTGGTGTCGGCAAACGACTACACCGAGAGGTGGTCGGAGCCTGGGGCTACTGTTGGGGCCGATTGGGATTCCAACGTCTCCGGAATCCCCTACGAATCCATTTACTCTAATGACGATAGTGTCGCATTAGGGTTCAACCCGACGTTCAGCGCATGGTCCGGGGCGCTACCAGACCGCTGGGCTATTTGGGGCAACAACTACCCCGTAAAAGAAACTTCCAATGTCCGCATTGGGAGTTCCTCGGTAAAATTCACAGTCGGTGCCGGGGAGAACGCAGGGATTCAACAGACTAAGCTCCTGTTCAACTCGGGGGGCACCGAGAACCCATTACCCGCTGGGACGTTTTTAAGCGGTGCTATCGACATCTGCATTGAATCATTTGTTGGACCAGGCACCCCAGGGTTGATCATTGATCTATTAACCGGTACAGGAAATGGGGGCACCCCTCCGTACCGCAGAACGTACGTTACCGCGCCAAGCACAGGCACTGGGGTGTGGCAGCGAGTTCCCTTTACAGCAAGAACGTCATATGACGAGCAGATCTACGGAATCAGATTCTACGTCATTGCATCGTACAATAGCGGGTCGTTCGGTGGTGCGTTCGAAGGTACCGTGCTGTTCGACAACATGCGGTTCGCCTTTTTCGACTCGTCCGTGGACAATACTACTGTCTCGATTGGAAGTGACGGGTCGTTAAACGGGGCCGGAGGCGGCAAAGTCACCATTACCGGACTTGGGTATAAAGGGGACCTTAACGCTACCAAGGGGGCAACCTGGGGCGCTAATATCGCCGGGCAGCCAACCAACCTGGCGGAGTTCGATAGCAACGCTGATGGCAAGCTGACGAATGCTGACAGCAAACTCGCAGGACTCCCTGATGGTGTTTCGCTGGGCGATCTTGTCGGCACAGAAAATCTTGTCGGCCGGTGGTCATTCGATGTTCCTGGAACACAGTTTAAGGAACAAACTGGGAAGCTAGGGTACGACACCTTGGACCACGGCACCAATTTCTCGGTGGTTCCTGGGCTGACCGGGAATGCTGTCGACCTGCAGCAAGAAGGAATTTTCCTCGCTAAAGGAGTGGATACCCACCCGACCGCCTACCCGCAACAAACCTGGGTTGTCGTGTTTAAAGCCCCCGCTACGTTTAAGGATTTGGACAGAATAATCTCCAAGGACTACTCAGACTATTTCAGCTTGTGTGTTGTCGGTTCTAAGTATGTTAACGGGAAGGCGACACTTAGAGGGTCCAGGCTGTTAGGCACCAATAACTACGAGTTGCCGGGCGCCCTGTATGAAGGCGAATGGCATGTCGCGGTCATCTCTTTTGACTACCAAAGTACCCACGGGGGCTCGTTCTACGCAGTTTTCCACCCCGACGGTACCCACCAGGAAGTCATAGCAAAATCCGGAGCCCCTGCGTCAACAGGGACCGATAGAGGAGTAACACTAGGGGGGAATTCGGAAGGTGGCTGGAACTCAGACAACCTGGCGGCTAACCACAGCCCGTACAAGTGCTCCGAAGTCCGGTACTACCGACAGGCGCTCACCTACTCCCAGGCATGGAACCTGGCCAAGGCCGCATTCGACCAAGCGAGTCCTGGGACTTTCAGTGGGCTCGGGGACATTGACCCTGCGGCCAGCACCAAGCTAAGCAACATCGAAGACGGGGCTACTGTCGGGGCCGATTGGGATTCCAACGTGCGTGGAATTCCTTATTCTTCGATCTACTCAAACGACGACAGTGTCGCGTTGGGGTTCAACCCAACATTCAGTGACTGGACCGGTGGATACCCTAAATCATGGGCGCGGTGGGGTACTGGTTGCCTCTCCAAAGAGACATCAAATACCCGGGTAGGGAAATACGCTGCAAAGTTTGTGGTTCCAGCGAACACGCAGTCTGGGATGTACCATTACACCTTACTGACCGATTCGCCTCTCCCAGCGAACACGTTTGTCAGCGGGGCCTTCGACGTCTGTATCACAGACTATGTCGGCCCCGGCAGCCCTTGTGTCCTGATCGATCTGTACACCACCAGTACGTACTTCCGGAGAACAGCAGTGGTTGTCTCTGATCACACTACGGGGGTATGGCAAAGACTCCCATTCGTCGCCAGGTTAAACCCGGGTGAGCGGATTCATCGCATCAATATCTACTTGATGGCCTCGTACACCGGAGTAGACGGTAAAACATTCGAGGGGACGGTACTGTTCGATAACATCAAGTTAGCCCTGTTTGACTCCTCACTCGACAATACTACTGTCTCGATTGGAAGTGACGGGTCGTTAAACGGGGCCGGAGGCGGCAAAGTCACCATTACCGGACTTGGGTATAAAGGGGACCTCAACGCTACCCACGGGGCAACCTGGGGAGGCAATGTGTCCGGGCAGCCGTCCGATGAGGTGTTGCTGAATTACTTACCGCCATCTGGGGCGTTTAACGGTGTCCCTCTCCCCTTCTCAAACCGCCCTATTTACATCCCTTGCCGCGCAAGCACAGCTGGTGCCTCAGGGTGGATCAAGATCTTCGAAGGTGGCTTAAGCGGTGTATACGACAGTATGCAGTTTGAGGGGACCTTCCGGTGGGGGTCAAGTGGGGGCAGATACACAGCATCGTGTCAGGCGCGCATAAGTTTCGTTACCGGGAATCCCGGCACAGTTCCGCTGGCTGAGCACTTCGCATATAAAGGCGATAACCCGAGTGCGTTTATTCGGGTGTTCAAGAGGCAAGACCCCTCCCGGAGTGACAATTGGGTGATAACAGTCTACGCCCAGCTGGCTAGCAATTACTATGAAGTCTGCCTTGATGGGACGTGGCTGGTAAAAAATGGCACACCCTACACTTGGATCTCCGGGGAGCAGACAAACACATTTGTCGCTAGCCCCGTGGGCTCCCAGACTGAGATTATCCCCAAAGCGGACTACGAGATCGGTGCTGATGTCACGGCCAACCAGATTGCAGGCCGGGGCGTTAACATCATCCCAGCGAGGTTCAGTTTTTGGAATGGGGGGAATTATGATTGCGCATCGTGGGCTAAGCGGGATGGCGCTACCGTCGAGGTGCTTAAGGGAGTTTCCTACTTTGGGGACTACAGTCTGCGGGTTGCTGCGGTAGCCGCGGACAGCTACGTGTATCTCGGAGGTGCCACTAACAATTACAGCATCCCACTGGCCCCGAATAAGCGGTGGATCTACTCCGCCTATGTCAGGATTCCTACAGCAGGCTCACCTAAAACAACTTTTAACGCCTCGCTGTATGTTAGAACAGCAAAGGGGTCGTACTATAGCGTTCAGGCTTCTGTCCCGCCTGACGGGCAGTGGCACAGAGTCGAGGGGGTTATTGACCTCACTGCGGACAGTTCTACGATGTGCATGATGCGGCTTGATAACGACAGCTACAACTCAGCGGGTACGACCTACGCGTACTTCGACGGGATCATGCTTGAGGAGCAGGTAGGCAATAAAGTAACCGCATCAGCATACAACTGTCCGGGCTCTGAATATGCTGTCCTCCCTGCTGACGGCGCTGACGTTACTGCAAATGAGACACTAGTCTATAACGGGCATTTTGAGCAGGGTAACAAATACTGGTCGCAGTCGTGCGAGGGAAAAACAGTTCCACAAACGACCGCAGGCTCTCTTGTGCAGGCGGGGTCGTGGGGAGGCTCGGCACTAGAGGTCACGGGGTACCCTGGGCTTTTTTTTGCAACAACACCGATCCCGGTCGACGTGACGAGGACCTACATTGCCCGGTTCAGGGTTAGGCAGACGGCTGATTCCTCGACAGGTGGATCGCGGGTTTACGCTGGCGTGGCAACCCTGGACAAAAACTACAACAACATCACTGGGGGAGCTGGAAGTCACAGGTACTTTGCGTGCAGTGGAAGCGCGATATCAGCCAGCCAAGGGTGGCTTACCTTTGAGGGGAGGATAACTGGGACAGGAGATAAGAATACTCAGTTCCGTGAAGGTACCGCTTATGTACGGCCGATGTTCATCGTCAATTACCCCGGGGGAAACGGTACTGCTCAGGTAGACGGTCTTGAGTTCTTCGAGGATGTCGCTGCTACCAACGGGATTGAGGACGGTGCTGACGTTACAGATTACGACAAGATCAACAATCAGATAGACGCGGCTGTCACTGTCGAGAAAAACGCAAGAACAACTGCTTATGGTGCTTTGGCAAATAGCATCACCACACTTCAGACCTCAGTCGGGAGTGTTAAGACTTCACTGCAAGATAAGGCTGAAATCACTGATCTTAAGGCTGTCAGGGAAGTTAAAATTGACGCTAACGGGCGCGTCACCGGCTACGGTCTTTACGGGGACTCAAAATCAACCGAGATGGGATTTTTTCTTGATCGCCTATGGATTGCAGACCCGGACTCGACCGATCAAGACCTCATTCCGTTTATTTTCGACGAAGGTAAGCTGTATTTAGACACAGCAAAAATCGTCAACCTGTCTGCAACCAACTTTGTCGGCGGAACGATTGTTGCCGACCGGTTATCATCAGTACTGGCTAAGACCGCGCAGCAGATTATAGGCTGGAAACTTTCGTCGGCCGACGGCCTCTTTAACGTTGACATGGAAAGCAAAGTTTTAAGCATGGAGCTTGCCAACGGAGATAAGGTCGAGATCGGGCCGACGGGGCAGACCTTTTATGTCGGCGGGGTTGAATATTCACCATTTTACCGAATAGAGGCCGGGGTTGTGAACTCAGGCGAAGAGTATGACTTTGGGGTCCCTTTCAAAGAAGATCCGTTCATCATTGTAACCCCGAAGAACCACCCTTCGTACGGTAAAGCGTACAGCAATTACGACCAGTCAACGGATTATGGGTACGAGCCACTAGACGGTGACCTACGCACCGGAGTTGTTGCTAAGGCCGAACTCACAATCGGCGGGAGTGGGTCTGTGGGCTACAACGATAGTGATAAAGATCTAAGAGGACGCAGTGGACACCTAGACACTTCTAGCTCTTATACGTACACAACGACTAATCTAAACGTCGCCAGCATAGCTGTAACCATTAAAGGGCATGGAGTGAACACAAGTGCACGTGGTGGGAAACTGAGGGTAGAATTTCGGGAGTATGGCGATACTGAGTGGCTCCCGCTGACTGTCGTTACGCACAAATCGTACCACACAAGCACTTATCAGCTCCCCGCATTCCCCCACACAGGGCGATGGCAGTACAGGATTACAGCGTTTGATCTTGTCCACGGCACCAACACGGTGGGCAGCGACAGTGGGGAGCGGGAAGAGAGTTTCTACTCATACCTCGAATACAAATCGCATGTCGAGTACCTTGGTGATAGGACATCCATTCAGGACGGCGAATTATATGTCGTCGCAATAGGGGTTTAATCCATGGCAACTGTAGCACTTTACGCACGAGCATCTGGGAATATTCTGTGGAGTCAGCGTGACTCCGAAACACTAAAGGTTACCCTTGAGATGGGTGATCGGGCGCTTGCACGGCGGGGACTGAGTGCAGAGACCCATGGGGTTATTGTTGTTGAGCCAACGATAAGCCCAGCCGCAATTAAAGGGATGAAGGTTTCCAACGACGAGACGAGTATTATTGAAAGAACATCTTCTATCGATGAATTCAAGGAAAAGGCCCTCACGCAGCTTTCGGCTATTTACAAGATTGTTTCGTCCGGGGCCGATCCAGTATCCGGGAAGGATATCTACGTTGATTGCCCGACTACAAACAGTGGCACAATCAGGATGAATGCTGGAGAAACTGCCGCAACAAGAATGGCTTTCGGGTATATGTTTGCGACTGGTAGTGGCATGGAATATATGGCAGAGGTTAAGGATTTTTATAACGTTAGGCATGGAGTTGACGACGGGACTAGCCCCGTGCCAATTGCAGATGCCAATGAGATTCGACTGAAGCAAGGGGCAGACGCATTATCCTACTGGCAGCACAAAAGCCAACTTGAGAAGGAGATCAAGGGGGCTAAAACAACGGAAGAGGTCAAGTCAATTGCAATCTCGTTTGATGTTAACGTTGAGTGACGTGTGGCAGTAAGTGCCCACAGAAATATAGCTTTGGTTCGGGTGGCGCAAAGACCCCTCTATATGGTAAATAATGGGAAGGTTTTTGCGCCATTAAAAGCAATTCAATTGTGAAGTTAAGGCAAAATAAATGTCCTGTGAACCGTTTAAAACGATCGATGACCCTATCAATGAGATAGCAAAAAAAGATAAGGACGCTGCCGAATTCCTTTCGACAATTGTCAATGTCTCTGCAGTCTGGGACGATCTGTGCGACAGAGATGTCAAGGTTGAAAACAAAGATATAAGCAGAGCCTTCGAGTCAATTCTTATCGGTCTTCCGACAAATAAGTTTTATATGTCAAACATTTCATCGTTGCATCCATTGATGATGGTGGCGATAGGCAACTGGAAACTTGCGACTGAGATAGAGAGACAAGAGGCACAGGAGGCCTACGAATACTCATTCGTTATTAGGTCTTCCTACGCAGACATTTTCATGATGACTGCGTGGATTATTTATGGTGAGGAGTATGCAATTGAATTTGCTTCTAGGGTGAGGGCGTTCGTGCACGACGAAGGGCTAGGACATTACCAGAAGAGTCTAGTGATAGAAAAATTAAGAAGAGAGTCAATGTGAATGTTGGAGGCCAACAATGGGATGCGGAAAGAGCGGCGGTGAAGGAGTCAAAGAAACCTCTCAGCAGGTTGAGAACGCAAGGGTTGCTGCCGAGAAATATAACCGCTTCAAGACCGTATACACCCCTTTTAGGAATAAATTTATCGCTGATGTAACGCGAGAAACGACGGACCAGGAAGACAGAGTTGCCGGTCAGGTGCGGACGGAGATTGCAAAGGCCAACCAAGGAGCTATCCCTGTTGGTGTAGACCCGTCAACGGGATCATCCGTTTCAAATAAAAATGCGTTGCAGGTCGGAGCGCTTGGGTCAAGAGCAACAACCAGCGCAGAGCAGGGGGTTAGAGATCAGTCAATGGCCGCCCAAAAGGCCGCTATAGATATCGGTAACGGTGAATCTGCTGACGCAACTTTTAATTATGGAAGCCTTGCTTCTGACGCGGTCAAGAGCCAGTACAGTGACGTTCTTGCCGATGAGACAACTAAGAGAGCCTATGGAGATTCGGTGGGTACGGCGGTTGGTGCTGGGCTTGCTTTCTACAAAAACAAATAGCATTAAGGCAGCTTTATGGGGTTCCTAAGTCATCTAAATCCATTCAAATCAACGAAGCATCTATATGACACGATAGTTGATGACCCGACCAACATAGGTGCTATAGCGGACGCTACAAACGATGGCGGGTTTGGCGGAGGTCTAAACTACTCTCTTTACCAAACAAAGGGGGGCAGAAAGGTTCTTGACCCAGCTGGAATCGCTCCAAGTACGCAAGCAATCGGCACTTCAGGGAAGGCCTCTGATATCTGGGCGAGAATAACCAGGGACCAGTGGGAAGATTTCAAGCGCTCTGTCCAGCCTATGGAAGATAACGTAATGAATGAGGCGACCTATAACAACCCAGGAGTATTGGATATCGCCCAACAAGAGGGAGCAGACAACGTTAACTCGTTTATGGATGCGGCGGACCAGGCGCAGCAAGTCAGGCAGGCCGGGTATGGCATTAACGTTTCTGAGCGGGCGACAAATGCAAACTCAAGGCTTGCAGATATAGAAAGGACGAAGGCGTTGGTAGGGGCTGCAAATCGAATAGCAACAAACTACGTTGATCGAAACAGGGCCATTGCGCTTGGTAGCGATCCGAACCTCACTAATCAATTCGGGCTAGGAAGTTAAATCATGGCTGGTGTGCTGAATATGGGCAACGGATATCGGGTTGGCGCTAACGTCGGGTACGCAAAGGCGGCAGAGCTTGAATTGCAACAGGAGCGGGAAAAGAAAGCCATGGAAGAGGCAGAGAGCAACCAGAAGGCAAGCATGACAGCTTCAGGTGCGATGACGGGCGCGATGATCGGAGCACAATACGGGAGCGTTGGTGGTCCATGGGGAGCAGTAATTGGAGCGGGTGCCGGGCTCCTTCTTAGCGAAGTTTTTTAATAGGGGGAGGTAACGTGACAGGAAACCCAATATTGTCGGGCCTTCAGGCCTATTCCATGGTTAATAACATTGAGCGCCAGAACCGCCTTGACGATATCGCCGAACAAGACCATCAGCGCGAAGTGGACTGGCAGGGAGAGCAACGCCAAAATTACCGTGATGATAGAAGTTATCAGCTCAGCGAGCGGCAACGAATAGCCGATGCTAGAAGCACAAAGGCCAATATCTACCAGATGGAACAGCAGCTTAGGCAGCTGCAGGACGGTGTTGCTGGCGACATCGGCCTCCCCGCAGCCGAGTACATTAACCCGGCAAAGAGGCGGCAAGATAAGTCACTCATTACCCAGGCCCACCAGAGAATGCAGGCCGGGAAAATGGACGATAAGTTTTTTCTGAATTATCTCAACTCAATCCACGCCTCGCAGATAAACAAAGGGGCTGGTGGAACCAATAAGAGAATTGTAGGGGCATACCCTATTCCTGGGGCGAATGGGGAATTTGCTTTCGAGCTTGAATATACGGGCAAGGACGGGAAAGTGGTGAAGGCCCCCATGACAGCCAACCGTGGAACTGAAGACGAGGGAGACAATGAAGTCAAGAAGGTCAGCATTGACCAACTCCTTGATGATTCACTCCGGCGCGAGATCATCATTGATTCATTCGATAAAAACGGAGTCGGTGAAGGGAACGACTACAGTGATAACGCGAAACGTCTCCAAACTGCTATCGCTGATGCGAAGGCAAAGTTAATCCAGCTTGGCGACACTTCTATTGCCGACCGAGACCTTGCCAATATGGCTGCCGCCCAGAAGCGGAGGCAAGCAATCGACCTTGAAAACTTGAAGGCTCGCAACAATACGAATCAAGCTATCGCGGTTGAGAAATTCAAGAAGAATAACCAACACGATAGCTATATGCCTAACGGGAATGGAAAAGGATCTGGGCAGGCAAAATTTAAAAATTGGGACACGGTTGCGAAGATTCACTACAGCTCCCCTCAGGTGGATTCTTACGGATATCCAACCGGCGCCCTCGATTATGACCGGAATGGGATGCAACAGCTTGAGAAGTTCATGCGCGAGTACAACATTGAAGACGCAATGATCGGGCATCAACTTCTTACCGAGCAGAACCAAGCAAGAGAAGAGGCGCTTGTAAGCATTACAAATGAAGTCGGAAACCTACCAGACGGACAGGCAACCATAAAACTGCAACAGCTTTCTCCCGCAATGAGAAGGGAGATTATTCGCCGCCTGCCCAAAGAAAAGGCCGAGAGCCTTGCAGCTGTTGCCGATGCGAGAAGGAAACCAGTGAAAAAGTCGTCATCAAATGGCCACGACAAAGACAAGCCTGCTCTTCCGCTTTCATCGAACAAAAACACCGAGCAGCGTTATTCGCAAATGGCAACTGACTATGCCGGTATCTCTTCACCTCTTTAACTCTTAACGGATGGATTGAATAGTAGATATGGAAGACGAAATTTCGTTTAACGATATCCAGAACGCATACTCAGTTCTAGGCCTTGATCAACAGAGAGAGCAGGAGCCATCGGAACCGTACAAGCTGTCAAGTGCAGATATTAGACAGGCAAGAGCCGGAGTAGACCCTATTGAAGAGCCGGAAGATCACAACCCAATTGAGGAATTTGGGCGCGGTATTGCAGAGGGGGTCCTTGAACTTGGCGTTATTACTGGTGGCGCAACAAAGTTCGCAGGCGACCTTGCCGGCTCCAAAACAATTTCCAGATTAGGTGAAGACTCCCTTGGATATTGGGCAGAAAAAGCCAGGTCTTATGCCGCAGACGTTGGTAGCCTGAGTGATATCGACAGCTTTTCGGATTTCACAAAGTATGCAGCTCATGGAATCGGATCGCTCGTCCCGATGATGGCCGGTACTGTTGCGTCAGGCGGTGCAGGAGCAATAGCGGCCGGTGGGGCCAGCCGGGTTGGAGCAAAAGTGCTCGCGAAACAGTTAACTAAAGAGATGGCGGAAAAGGCTATCACTCGCGGTGCTGTCGCAGGTGCGGCTGCCGGTTCCTACGGGATGGAGCTTGGCTCTATCTATGCTGACCAGAACGATCAAGGTATTGAGAACCCCGCAAGGGCCGCACTCTATGCGGCCCCTGCGGCGGCGCTTGACGTTATCCCGGAGATGCGAATCATGTCAAAGATTCCCATCTTCAAGACCCTTCAGGAGATTCCAATTTTCAGGACGGAAGAAGGCCGTAATTTTCTGACTCGGGGAATAAAAGAGGCTGTAAAGCAAGGCGGAATTGAGGGGGGAACGGAATACGCCCAGACTCTTTTTGAATTGGCCGGAGCCTACAAAGATCCATTCAGCAAGGAAGGGCAGATAGAGGCGCTTAACGCTGGTGTTATTGGCGGCCTTGGCGGTGCTGTTATCGGCGGTGGCGCAGGAATGTTTAGCAAGGGTGGTGAAGTCAACGATGTCGACCTGACCGGTGGCGCAAATGATGCCGAAGGGAATCGCCGGACTCCCCTTGCCCTTCCCGAGCCGAACGTTCCCATTTATGACGCTGAAGTTGTCAACGATAAGCCGACGCCCAGGGAGGCAGTTTTGCCGGTTTACAGTATCGGTGGCGCGCTCCAGATCGAGCAGCACAACTCTTCAGGAGTCGGTGGCTCTCCGCAGTATGGGAGTACCGTTAACCTTGGTGGTAGCTCTGAACCGATAGAGATGCGCGGGAACTATCAATCTTTGCCAGCTCCGGCAATCAATGTAACTCCAGGAGGGACCGCTTTTACCAGGGAGGATATGAATTCACTTATTAACTCTGGTATCCAGCAAAAAGAGTCCCAGGAGAAGGCTCTTGAGATGACCGACGAAGACATTGCTATGTCTAAGAAAGTTATTGACGGCGAGGCCAATAGAGCCGCGACTTCCAGCAAAAATAAGTTGCCGCAGCCAACGCAAGCACAGCAAGAAGCCGGAAACTACAAAAAGGGCCACGTTAAAATTCACGGACTCGATATTGCAATTGAGAACCCGAAAGGCGGAAAACGTTCTGGCGTCGATCCTAATGGTGAAGCGTGGTCTGTCGAGATGCCTGCCCACTATGGCTATTTTAAGAGGACTGAAGGGGCTGATGGCGATCAAGTCGATGTTTACATTGGTGAACATCCCCAGAGTGAAAAGGCCTTCATTGTCGATCAGGTCGATCCGGATACCGGAGCTTTTGACGAACATAAAGTAATTATTGGGGCAAACTCGCTAGGCGAAGCCAAAAAAATCTACGATGGCGGGTTTAGTGATGGATCAGGCCCACAACGTGCTGGGGCCATTACCGAGACTTCAATTGACGGGCTTAAGGACTGGTTAGGTAGAGGAGATCAAGGCAAGCCGCTAAGGTCTGAAGTTAACGTGACGACAGCCGAATCAGAAAACGCTGCCACCACTGAAGATGTTGCGGAGCGTGCAACCCAGAACGCAGTCAGAAGTGCAGCCGCAATTCCCATGGCTGCGGCAACCGCAACCGCAGAAAAGGGAGCGGTAGTAGAGGCCGATGTTGACCACGGAACACCCAGCAAGGTGAATACGGTTGGCTTGTCGAAGAGATTTGGCGAGATGATCGGGAGTTTAGACAGAGATGTGGCAAGCCTTGACAAATTTCAAGTAAAGAAGGCTCTGGCCGACCTGTGGGGGAAAAAGGTTTCTGAACTTAACGATTCCGGAGATTATGACCACAAGGCTGTTGAAGAGGCCATGGAACTGGCGGTTGTCAAGAAGGCCCGAGAGGTCATGCGAGGTCCGGGTTCATTCGACGCAAAGTTCGAGAAGATCAAGAGATTGTATAAGAGACAGCCAAACCTCTTGATGCGGACCGGCAAGTCAATGAGCAAGCAGCAGTATTCTACTCCGTCTCCGATAGCCGCGTTAATGCAGCATTGGCTTGGTATCGATGAAAATGGCGGGATGCTTATCTATGAGCCGACTGCCGGGAATGGTGCGCTAATTTCTGGAGCAGAAGACCTCGATTCCGTTATTGTAAATGAGCTAGACAGCGGTGCGAGGCTCGACAACCTGAAAGCATTCTTCAAGGATAATGGCGTTCCGGAAGGCAACGTTTTTAATACCGACGCAACCGATCTTAATTTGTCCGATTATGGTCTGCCGAAGGCGGAGCGGATTATTGCAAACCCCCCCTTCGGAAGTATCAAGCCTGTTAAAATTGATGGTTTTCCGATCAGCAAGTTAGAGCATTTGATTGTCGCAAAATCCCTTGAGCAAATGACCAACGACGGGAAAGCAGCATTTATCATTGGCGGACATAACTTCAACGGGAAAGGCCGCATGTCTGAGCCTGACCGGATGTTTTTTAACTGGCTATACAGCCACTATAACGTTGCCCATAACGTTGATGTTAATGGCGATTTATATCGCCGCCAAGGGACTTCTTTCGATATCAGGGTTATTGCTGTCGACGGTCGCAAGTCCATTCCTGACAAAGAGTTCGCCCCGGCAAGAAGCGGCCAGGTCGAAACCGCAGACACCTTCGATAGACTTTATGATATTCTCAAGACAGAAGGAGGGAAGACCTATGTCAATCAGCATGAAAACAGAGAACCAACTGTCTCGGATAATGACGGAGTATCAAGAGATGGCCAAGAAAGAGGGGCTCGAAACGATAGCGCAGATGATGCGGGAGATACAGCTGCGAGAGCCGAGATTGCATCTAAGCGGGAACATGAGCGCAATGTCTCCGTCCGCAATAGCCGAGGAAGTGCTGACAGTAGTTCAGACGCAGGAGACGGCGGATCCGGAGGGAGTGGAGCGCGCAGTGAACGAAATGGCGAAGCTGCCGATAGAAGACGTGGATCTTCTGTCATTTCTTCTGTCGGCTCTAAACCCGTCGGGTCTGGGAAGTCTCGATTAACCGGAGGCGAGCAGAATAAAATCTTCACGCAAGAGGCCGCAGACAAAGCTGCAGCTATCTTGCGCAAAAAACTATCGCAGGTTAACTCCGGGTTCGACCCGGAACTACTTTCTGCCGGGATACAAATTGCCGGATACCACATCGAAAAGGGTATCCGCAAGTTTTCAGACTTTGCAAAGACAATGGTTGAAGCCTTTGGTGAAGGAGTTAAGCCGCACCTGAAGGGCTGGTATAAGGCGATCAGTTCAAATTACGGAGACCAGTTCTCTGGAATGGATAATGACGCGGCAGTTGACGCAACAGATATCAACGGCGCAGTGTCAGAATCAGCAACCAGAGACGCTGCAAAAGTAAAAACAGAAAGCTCTCCGGAGAAAGTCCCCAGTAGAAATGGCAAGCCGAATAAGGCTGCAATGCCAAAGAGGAATAAATTCCAAGCTCCATACTCTCCACAATCAAACCGCGAACCTGGCGGAAACCTTATTCCCGTTAACATGGAGAAGAAGGTTAAAGGGGCGCTTGAATCCCTTGAGGACGAAACAGGGAAGACGGTCGACGACTACCTCACTGAAAAACTTCAGTACGGGAGCGTAAACGACTTATGGAAAGCTCTTTCCGCCGAACAGATAGACGCCGTTGCCCTTGCCGTAGATGCGATAGATAAAGGCGAAGCTATTATCATTGGCGACCAAACAGGGGTCGGCAAGGGGCGTTCGGCAGCGGCCATTATCCGGTATGCAAACCTGAATGAACATGTCCCTGTTTTTACCACCGCTTTACCAAAACTGTTTACTGACATGTGGGGAGACCTGAACGATATCGGGTATGGCGACATGAAACCCTTTATCATGCACAGCAACCCCGACTCGGATATTGTGGACGGGAGCGGAGAAGTTTTAATAAAAAGGCATGGCGATAGCTCCCTATACCAAGAGATCCTTGATAGTGGGAACGTTAAGCAATGGTTTAAAGATCATGGTTATGGTGTTGTTTTTACGTCATATTCTCAGGTCCAAGAGGGTATGAAGAAGCTGCAAAGCCAAATCCTCACACAGCTATCAGTAGACAATATTGTCGTCATGGACGAAGCGCATGAGGCGGCAGGAGACTCCAACCGAGGAAAGGTGTTTTCTGCGGCACTTCAAGATGCGGCCGGTGTTCTGTACCTGTCGGCCACGTTCGCCAAGCGACCCGACAACATCCCGATTTATTTCAGAACGGCTATCGGCTCGTCTGGTCTAAGCAGGCAAGGGCTTATCGATGCTATGGCTCGCGGCGGGGTTCCACTGCAACAAGCCATAGCGTCATTACTTGCCGAGTCCGGGCAGATGATCCGGCGAGAATCGAGCTGGGATGGCATTAGTATTGCCTATGAGACTGATACCACCAACGCCGCAAGAGATGAACAACGAGCCGACCAGGTTACGGCCATCCTGCGCCGAATCGTCCAGTTTGACAAGCTGAAGTCTAAATCGGTCGACAATATGAACCAAGATGCACAGGAAAACGGCATGGCCGTCACCGGTGAAGAATCAACGTCTGCCGGTGTTACCAGCACCAATTTTTCGTCAATTGTCCACAATATCGTTTCGCAGCTCCTTCTAGCCCTGAAAGCCGATATGACCGCGGACAGGGCAATCGAAATTTTCAAGAGAGGCGAAAAGCCGATTATTAATTTGACGAACACCATGGAATCAACGCTTGAGCATTTTATTGATGCGAGCGGGTATTCTCTTGGTGAAGCAGTCAGCGCCGACTTTTCTACTGTTCTCGATAAGGCCCTTGAAGGGACGCGCAGAATTAGAGTGACAGACCCCTACGGGAACTCAACAAGGTCAATTATCCCAGTTGAGCAGTTAACTCCAGAGGCTCAAGATATTTATTATGGCATCAAGGCCCAGATCGAGAGGCTTGACCTTGACCTGCCGCTATCTCCGATTGACTATATTGCGGCGCGGATGAGAGATGAGGGTTGCAACGTCGGTGAAATCACCGGAAGGAAATATGCCGTTCGTTACGACTTTACTAACGGCAAGAAAAACCTTATCGCCATTGAGCCGAGAAAAATCAGAAAAGGAGAGAAGAATAAGTCTGTCATCGACTTCAACAATAAAAGGACAGACGCCCTTATTTTTAACTCTGCCGGATCGACCGGGCTGTCGCTTCATAACTCGCCGAAGACAGGGACCGATCGTCGCCGAAGAATAATGCTGATGGTTCAGCCTGACCCGAACATCAACACCATGATGCAGGGGATGGGCCGATCCAATAGGAAGGGGCAACTCGTAGCCGACGATAACGGGAAGACTCTTTTGCCGGGATACATTTTCCCGTCGACATCTCTCCCAGCAGAAATTCGGCCGAATGTTATCCGCCAGAAAAAAATGGCAAGCCTTAATGCCAACACCAGCGCAAACGATGAATCTGTCGTTTCCTCAACTCGCTCAACCGACGATATGATGAACCGCCATGGAGATGCGGTAACACGGGAGTTCCTGGCTAATCACCCTGACATTTCCGAATTACTTGATATCGACACCAGCGCAGAGGGCCTATTCCAGAGGGTTTCTGGGAAGATCGCCATCTTACCGTCTAGGGCCCAACGTGAGTTTTATGAAGAGGTTGAGCAGGAATATTCAGACTTGATGGATTATCTTGACCGGACCGGGCAGAACGATCTGAAGTCAAGCAATCTTGACTATCGGGCAAAAACGCTTGAATCGGTCACTATCCACCAGGGGGCTGACGAGGGCAATCCATTCGCAGCAAGCGCTTACCTTGAGACGCTTGAGGTTAACGTACTGAGGAAGCCATACAACTCCGAAAAGGTCAAAGAGCTGGTGCGCAAGGCCCTCGATGGGAGAACCAGAGACCAGTATAATGCCGGACTGATAAGCCAGCTTGATCGAATGGAAGCCGATTACGAAGCGAAGGTAAGAGAGGATAAGGCAGACCTTGAACCAGAACAATTGGAACGCACCATTTCAAGACTTATCACCTACCCGGCGTCGGTTATCAGAAACGCGCTGAAAGGAGTTAACTCGCAATACGACGATCTGGTTATTGGCGGTACTTACGAGGTCAACATTGAAGAGGGGTACAACCCCCTTGCCGTCTTAACCGGGATGAGGTTCAAGCGCGGGACGAACCCGGTTGCACTTTCTCGCTTCGAGCTTGAATTTGCAGTTGCTGACTCAATGCAGACCATTTCCCTGCCGATGTCGAGAGACACGCAACTCAGAGCGACAAGACTGAAAAACTACGGGTTTTCATCAGAAGGATGGGACCGGGCCACACCGAAAAAGGATCGCGAGAAAGTCCGTGTCGTTACTGGAAACCTGCTTTATGGATACCAACAAACCCGAGGCCAAATAGTCAACTTCACAACAGAAGACGGAGACACGCGGCAAGGAATCCTTGTGCCAAAAGGCGAGTCCTCCGAAAATCTTGGAAAGACAACGTTTGTCACTGCTGATGCAGCGCTTTCTTACCTCAAGACCAAAATTGGAAGCTCGCGGGTATCGACCGTTAACGCCAACATTCCTGGGGTTTCTATCTCCTATGATCACTACAATGGAGAGGCTACCGTTCGGGTGCCTGGGGATAAGAGGTCTCGGGAAAAATACTATACGGACGAAATGCAGGCACTTTTTGCCAGGGACTACAGGAAGGTTCAGGGAAGTGCGGTTGCCAACGTCAACGCCGAAAACCTTGGCCGCGTTCTCGATATCTTCGGCAGTGAACACCAAATGTCCTTTGGCGTCTCCTCGGAGTTTGCCGCTGGGCGCGGATCGATCCAAAGCAAGTCAGGCGAAAAGACAACCACTCTTAACTCCGGGATTCCTGTAGACGCCCTTGTTCAGGAGATTGTGAAGCTGAAACGCAATACTGCAGCAGCCTTCCCGAAGCTGGTCGATCTTGGTCTGCATCTTCTCAAGGGAGGCCACGATAGCCTTGCCAGCTTTACGGCAAAAATGGAAGAGCTTCTTGGCAGCTCCTATGAAGTATTCCGCGACATGATGATCAAGGTATTTGATTTCGTTAGGCGGAAACTAAAGGAGGAGCGCGGAAGCGTTAGCTTTGAACAGAAGCAATCGGAAAGCGATGCCGCCACCAGAGAGTCAATGAAAAACGGTTCCGAGAAGGTAACGAGAGAGACGACCCGCCGGGTTAACTCAAAACTGAATGGGTACGCAGCCGGGAAGGCGATCCATGACTTTGCTGCAGATAGGATGCACGAACGGCTCAAGACCTTGATTGGAAACATAATTGCGACACCGCTGTTTCAGGCTGAGAAAAATCCACTGCTCAGGGTTTTTGTCAAAGAACAAATACGGCGCCAGGAAGATAACGCAAAGACCAAAGCGTCATTCATGGAATATGAGACCCGGGACGGGAAAAAAAGAACGCTTCAGGATTTAAGAAAAGACTTCCGCAACCTAACGGCGGTGCAAAGAAAAATGGTTCAAAAGCTCATTGTCGAGGGCGACGCCTTCGGGGTGGTCTACGATACGATTGATGATGCAAGAAGGTATGCGCGGCTCAGAAATGTGGATGAAGCAGCATTTAAGCATTACAAGGAACTGAGGGGATTTATCGGTGGTCTGCGTGGGAAGCTGATCAATGAGTTAATGGAGAATGCTCTTGAGCGGTACAACCATAAGCCTGAGATCAAGTCCCGACTGAGAAAAATGCTGAGTTCGAGAGAGGCAATGGATTTTTCTGAAATCGAGAGTGATGTCTATAAGGCTTATATGGATATGCAGGGGCTGAAGTTAATATTCCCTGAATACCAGAATAAGCCATGGTTCAACACCCTTGTCGAGATTCTGACAGACAAGGACGCAAGAAACGATTGGCAAACGACTGTCAAAGACAAGAATATTGACGAGGATCTTCGGCAGGCATTGAAGACGGTTATGGAAAACAAAATCATCGAGCGGCGCGTTAAAAGAGCGGCTAGAAATCTTGTTGAGTCCAGGAAAGCTCTGCGCGATCTAAAGAGCCAGGTAGGCAATATAAATGGCTGGTTCCCACGTATCCGTGAAGATGGCGTTTATCGCGTATCCGTCAACGAAAAAAATGAGGATGGCTCGGATGGGCGCGAAGTCTTTATGCAGATGGTCAATTCAAAGGCAGCAGCAAGAGAGCTTCGCAAGAAACTGATGGAGAACCCAAAAGAATTTATGCCTGTTAACTTCAAAGAAGCGGCAAGTTATTCGTTCCCGGAGCCGACCATTGTCAATAAGTTATCAGAGGAAATGTATGGCTCAATTACCGGTGATATTGCGACTCAGCAGCTCATTCAAAAGGCAATCAATGGCGCTAACGGGAAGGTCGGGATTAACGCTGAGTTGTTCGAGGAAATCAGCAACGCGCTGATGCGTGAAACTGCGGACGCTATACTTTCTCGTGGAGCAGGCCGGCATCAAATCCGGAGGAAGGCAAATCTTATCGAAGGATATAATACTTCCGACGTTTATGGGACGCTTGACCAATATATCCGGGGCGCAAGTGGCTACGTTACGAAGTCGCGTTACGCAATTCGGCAAATGCACAACCTTAATCAGACAAAGCCAGAGGCAAAAGAGTGGGCATTCAGCTACGTTAAGGACTCTCTTGCAAACTCCGGTTACGCAGATCGTATCAGCGCAAGAGCAAGGGGTGTTGCTACTCTATGGTTCCTTGGGCTTAAAATGAGTTCGGCTGTTGTTAACGCAACCCAGAACATGACTTTCGGACAAGCTGAGCTTAGCCGGTATACGAAGAGTGCCGGTCGAGTAATGACCAAAGCCCACGCTGATCTATTGTCTGATTATGCAGCTAGCCGGGAGGGGAGGTTAACCGAAAAGATAACAAAGTCAGAACGGGCAGCGCTTTGGACTGCCTTACGGCAAGGCCTTGTCCACGAAACTGTAATTGGCGATATGATTGCTGAAGACCGAAACCCCGGCACCTTTATGGATAAAAATTTACAGCGAGCACTCAAATTCACGATGGCTCCGTTCCAGGCTATTGAGCGCATCAATAGGGAGGCTGCATTTCTGGCAGCGTATCGGTCGTTTCAGCCACAAGGGTTTAAACCGACAGCCGAACACCCATTCCACCAGGATGCGTTCGATAAAGCTTCTGAGTTCGTCTATACGGTCCATTTTATTCCGGGCAAAGCCAATCTTCCAAAGTGGGCAAGGAATTGGGCCGGGAGGACCGTATACACCCTTCAGTCATTTGCATTCAACTCTCTGAACTGGATGTATAACAGGGCCACAAGTGGCGAGCGCGATCAGGTCATTGCCCTTGGTCGAGCCATTGCTGCAATCGCTGTTCTTGGCGGTATCGGTGCAGTTCCTGGGGCCGACGATATTGACAAGCTGGTTCGGAAAATAACGGGCAAAGACTACAGGCTGGAATTCGAAAGTTGGATGCACAAGCACGCAAGCGAATACGGAGACCCTGGTGACGCCGCAGTCGATTTCATCTTCTATGGTCTACCTTCAACAGTCGGATTGAATATTAGCAATTCACTGGCGGTCAGGGTTCCGATTCTTAGCAACTTTATTTCTGGGGATAGCGTTACCGAAAGCGCTACCGGTCCGGTCGGGGCACTGATTCAAAAAGGCTTTAATGCGGTTGACAGCTTCAGCAATGGGGATTATTACCGAGCGCTTGAGTCTGCCGCTCCAGAATTCATGGCTGGGCCGATGCGAGCATACCGATTGGCGAGTGAAGGGGCGACAACGAAGGGCGGAAAGCCGATCTATGGCAAGGACGGCAGCCAAGTGAAATATGATGGAACCGACGCTTTCAAGCGGTCTTTAGGGTTCCAGCCACTTGAGCAATCGAAGCAGTCAAACCTTCAGTTCGTTGGCTATGAACTGAAGAATTACTGGCAAGAACGTAAGTCTCAGGTGTACGCAAAAATCAGAAGGCTTTTCGAGAATGGCAGCGCCAAAGGGAGGCAGGAGGCCCACCAGCTTGTGCTTGAGTTTAACGCACAATTGATGAGCAGCCAGGCAAGGTCGTTGGTTTCGCCAATAAGGTCTCTGAAACAGGCATTGCATTCCCGGCCGGATAAGAAAACAGCGCGCTTTACTCAGGAAAACGATATTTAAGTTTGATCGAAAAAACAATTAAATTGCCCTTCTGGTACAAATGAAAGTTGGTGTATGGTTTAGACTAACTTAAACTTCGGAGATTCCAGTGGGAGCAGATACAAAGGAAGAGTTAAAGAGCATCGTCAAGGAGGCTATTCAAGAGCACTTTCTTGACGATGCTCATACTATTTGCCCGGTTGCTCGGAAATGCAACCTGACAGAGTCTGACTTTTTTCTTGTGAAGAGGTTTATTGGCGCATGGAATAAAACCGTCGCAATTGTTGGGACGGCCGTTGTCCTCGCTGTTTTAGGAGGCTTTGGATATATCGTGAAAATTGGATTAGAAACTTGGAGGAAAGGAGGTGCCGGTGGCTAGTTTTATTAATGCCATTCCCTCACTAATGGTCATTGAGGGCGGATGGGTATTCAATAAGCATGACCATGGCGGAGAGTCGTATTCTGGGATAGCTCGAAACTACTGGCCTCAATGGCATGGCTGGAAAATTATTGACGCCGTTAAGGCAAAGATCGGGCCTCAACCACAGGGCAACAAGAGGCAGGCCGATATGTGGCGCAAGCTTCTTGATCGGATTCTTTTGGCTGACACCAAGCTCAGGGAAATGGTGATGGATTTCTACGAGGCGAATTTTTGGCGACCTGAATACAATTCAATTGCTCCGCAGGTTGTATCAAATTGGCTTTTTGAAAAACATGTCCATTTCGGTAATTACCGGAAACCCGCACGCTGGATTCAGCGAGCTGCTGGCGTAAAGCCTGATGGATTGATTGGCCCAATATCGATCAATGCAATCAATACGGCCAAAGACCCGAAGGTTTTACGCGACAGGGCTGAGAGTTTTGCCGAGGCCCTTTACCGCAGGATTGCACAAAAAGATCCAACTCAAAAAGAGTTCCTTTCTGGTTGGCTCGCTAGAAGTTAACCCGGAACAAAACAGCAGGAGAGAGTTAACCCATGAGCGTTGATCCACTAACGGCGGCTTTCAATCTTGGGCAGTCGGTCATTGAAAGAATCTGGCCAGATGCCAACAAACGCGCAGAAGAGATCCGCAAGCTTGAAGAGCTGCGGCAGCATGGCGATCTTGAAAAGCTTCAACTCCATGTGCAGGTTATCCTTGGTCAACTTGAAGTTAACAAGGCCGAGGCCCAAAGCAAAAGTCTCTTTGTCGCCGGGTGGAGGCCTGCTATTGGGTGGGTCTGTACTACTATCCTAGCCCTGGCATTCATCCCCAAAGCAATTGTCCTTACCGTGGTATGGACATGGCAGTGCGTATTAATTCTCAAGGTCGTGGCAAGCTCCGCCCATGTGATAACGGAGGTAGCCAATATCGTTCTTCCTGCGTTCCCTGACTTTGGGATGGCCGATATTTTTGGTCTTCTTGGATCGATGCTCGGGATTGGGTTAATGAGAAGCTGGGATAAGAAAAATGGAACCAGCACCGAAAATATTAAAGGAGGGTTGAAATCGTGATTTTTGCAAAGAAGCTGAAAGACTACTTAATCAATATCCGGCTATGGCTGAGTGCTTCGCTGAACACCATTCTTGCCGGTGGCAACTATCGCATGACCTTGAGTGCAAGGATGGGGTGGGAGAAGGCGCGCCGGAGGATTAAAAAATTCCCTTTTACCTGGCGGTGGCCCGGCTTTCTTTTTTGGGCGGCTGATCACTTGGTCGAAGAGCTGGATGATAATCATAGCACCGAGGCAATTGAGACCGAAATCCGCGCGCTTGTTGAAAAGGCTGAATTGCTGAAAAAGACAACCGGTTACAAGCCGAAGGCGGTTTGACTAAAACAGTGTAAGTGATATCATAATGAGTACTTTTTCCGTGCTGGAAAATAGTATTAAAAAAATACTTGATTGATTGAAATTATTGTGTCATCTTCCAGCCCCTAGCTCGGAAATACCATTGATACCAAGGCGATACCATCTAGGTTTTATGGTATTTGATAGACAAAAAAGCTTAGTCAAAACAGATAGTTGTAAGGCGCAAAAAAATACGGCTGCTAACTTCTAATCCGTAGGCCGAGG